TCCTGCACATCGTTTTCGAGGATCGCGATGTTCTTGGGGTGGTGATCCTTGAAAATGATATGCTCGCGGCTGGGCGCTTCCTGCACGGATAGGATGGCATAGCCGAACGCCGCATAGTCGTGGTCGGCTCGCTTTGTCGCCCGGACGAACTTGCACCGGGCGTCGTAGAGCCGGGTGCGGTGGGTCTTCGTCAGGTATTCGAGATAGGCGGCGTTCTCCGGCCTCTGGTCCCGATCTTCGCTCAGTGTCGAATAGGCGAACCACGGCTTGTCCTTTGGGCGGAGCATGGCCGATAGGTTGTTGCCCAACTCCCGGCGCATCATCACCGGGTAGCTGTCCATGAGATGCTCGGCGTACTCCTGGCCAAGCGATAGGTCGCGCGTAAAATCCGCCCGTTCCGGGTAGAAGTTCTCTGCGATCTCTTGGTTCAGAGAATCCAGCGGGGCTTTTTTTGAGAACAGAGCGTCCCCAATCCCGCAGAGTTCTTTCGCGCGCGCATCGCCTGCCATGGACTTTTACTTTCCGAGAACGGTGCCAGCGTAGGCGGGAGCGCCGGCCGAGAGGTTCGTGGACTCGCGGCCCTTCGTTGCCATCTCGGTTGCCACGCGCTTCTTGCGGGCTTCGACGGCTTCTTTACCTTCGGGGTCCGGCATCCGCTGTGTCGGCTGGACTGCGGGCATTTTCGGCTTGAACATACTTGCCATCTGCTATCTCCTTCTGGACTTGTAGGGGCTGGTCTTAGTGGTGGCGAACACCTGTCGGCCTTGGCTTGCTGACGATGACATCTGTCGTTTCACGGCGATGTTTCCTTCGCTGTACGCCATGACAACCGCATCGCCTTTGCCAGGGGATCGGCCAAGGCGAATGCGCAAATCTTCTTTGCTTTCAAGGATGATCCCGCGAGGCCCAACCTCGTAAGTTGGCGCGGCGAGATCGGCGCGTAGCTCAGGATCCGGGGGCAAGGCGATGGGTGAACCACCCTCTTGATCAGGGTCTAATGCTTCGCGAAATTTCCAGTATGTCTCTGCCCGCTTGTTGACGAAACCAAGCTGGCGGTCTTTGGTCTTGCTTCCCGTCGCGCTCGCCCCGTTGAACGCGAGGAACGGAATCGTGTTGTCTTTCAGACGAAGCGTTACCGCTCCGCCGTATCCACCACCGACATCGACCACGACGGCTGCGTTGTCGCGCCGATTTTTGATGATCGTCGCCGCCGAGGCCGAACCGTCCGCCGTTTCTGCTCCGGTCACAGAGACCAGTTCAGCGTACCAATGCCCATGACGACGGGCCAATTCGGCGGCGTCTTTCCCACCACCAGCCGGATCGTATCCGATCGCGGTCATGGCGAAATCTTTCCACCCGTCTGGCTTCCAACGGTTTTGCGCTTCGATGATCCATTGCGTCGGAATCACCTGCCACGCTTGGTCTCTTAGGCCAGCGTCGAAGCGCCCTTCCTTGTACGCTGCCCGAAGCTCGGGCGGCAGTGCCGCAAGGGTCGCCGCGTAGTTGGTGCGTGCCAAATCCGGGTTATCCGACAACTTGGCCGGGATGAACGTCCGAGACTTGGCGCGGATCATTTCCCCGTCCACAAGATGCGGGCCGGGTCCGTCAACCTCAGTGTCCTGCCCCCCGATTGTAGTGAACCAACGCAACTCACCGGGCTTGGCCGGTCGCGGGTGTGTCGGATCAAGCCACGGAGCCCAGTATTTGATAACCCACAACCCGGCTGCCGTTGTCGGCGGGTTTCCCGCGCACACAATGCGGCAGCGCTGGTGCTGGTCTGCTGATCGGTTCCACGTGTTAATGAAGCGGAACTGAGTTTCGCTAAAGTCTGAAATCTCGTCCCAGCAAATCAGATCGTGTGGTGTGCCCTTGTATTTCTGCTTGTCGTCCTCGTGCTGCACCCCGCCGATGTCGATCACCCGACCATCAGGAAAGCGCCATGTGTTGTCCTGTCCGTTCCACCCATCACGGTGCCCCAGGATCTCCACGAACCGCTCAATTAGCTTTGATGCTTCCTTGTTCGTCCGGCGCAGCAAAAGCGCTCGTCTGTGCTTAGTCAGCGACAATCCAACGAGTACGTCCGTTTTTCCTCCGCCAGCGCTCCCGCCATAGAACAGTTCATCCGCCTCGCTCTCCACGGTTGAGAGTTGCGGGCCAATGTTTGGTACCCACACGGGGGCCGACTTCATTCTCGCAGCATCAAGCTCTTTGATCTTATCGGGTGGCAGAGCTTCAAGTTTTGCGAGAATTTCGTCTAGCAGCATTGACCTTGTTCATATTGAGAGGCGTCGTAAGCGCCTCCTCAACTGTCCAACCGTGGAGCAGTCGGGATTTCACGGACTTGTACGGGATACCGGCCGCCTCTGCCGCCTCGATCAGTGGCATTGAGCGACCATCAAACTCAACAATACGATTGTTCCGTCTATTGCGGGCTTGCTCCGTCCATGTCGCCCACCGCACATTTCCCGGCTCGTAGTGACCATTGCGGTCTATGCGATCCAGAGAATGCTTCTTAGACGGACGCGGCCCGACGTGAGCAAAGAATGCTGCGTAATCGTTCTGCCACTCAGCGCACACTCGAATACCCCGACCTCCGTACCATTTGTACGCGGGGTTCTTCGGGTCACTACAGCGAGAACGAAACCCTTCCCAAACCTTCCACTCAGGCGCTTGGCTTCCGTCTCGGCACCTACCGCCGTGCTTGTATGTCAGGCGCGACATGCGGTCGGCACGAAAGCATCCGCACGAGAACGTCGTCTTTCCCAGGGTCGGTCCAGAGGTTTCAATCTCTGTCCCGCAATCGCATTTGCAAAGCCATCGAGATACGTGGCCAGGACGACCCAGATACCCCAGAACAGTCAACCGACCGTGTTTAGTGCCGGTCAGGTCTTTGAAGCGCTTGCTTTTTGGGATAGGCAATAGTTCGGGCATGGGCACCTCCTTACAGGTGTTTGTGTCAAGAGCGCCGTCGCGAGGACCAGTCGCGGCGGCGTTCGCATTTTACTCGATCGTTCTGACTTCTGGAACCGTAATAAGCTGCAACGCGATCCACCGCGCCAGAGCCAACTTATCGACAGACGATACTTCAATCGGACCCCCACCCGGCCCACTGATTTCCTTAGACACCCGCTCTTTCCAGTTCACGGGGTCGCGGTTCGTGAGCCACATCTTCTGTGCGCCAACATCGGGCGGCACGTGTTCCTTGTATGGGACGATCAGCGGCGTACCGTCCGACTGCATGATCTTGACGGAATCGTAGGTGTATCCAACTGCCCGTTCGTAGAGGCTAAACCCCACCCGTTCATCGGCAATTTCACGGGCCACCTTAATTGCGGCACCAAATGCTTCGTGCAAAGCCATCCAGCGATAGATCGTCCATCGAGCAACGCCGAGAATATCGGCCACTTCTGCGATAGTCGCTCCCCTTGCACATGCACTGGCGGCAATGTCACAATATGACGGGTCGTATTCTGTCGGCCGACCGGCAGTCACAGGTGGCTCAAGTGGCGATGCGTCCTTCGTGATCTTCTCGCCTTTGGACCGTTTCTCTGCCCGCTTTGCTGCGGCTTTGATGTCGTCCTTTGACATCCGCTTTTTGGCTAACCTTGCCATGGTTGGTAGTTCCCCTCGTGATGCACCGAAAACCGCCCCAGGATTTCTCCTGAGGCGGTTCGGTTGTATGTCACGGGAGGGCCTTCACCTACGCCGCGACGGACTGAATGAGACTTGGGGCGAACTCACCGAAGTATCGGTGCTCGGCATCAAGACGTGCCGAGATCGCTTGCTCCTTGTCCTTGAAGCGACCAAGCATCAGATACTTGTCGCCTACCCGGATGCGGGCAACCCAGCGAGTGCGGGCGGCGTCATAAGACACCCCCGTCACACCACTCTGGTTGTCCGCTCTGCGGCTTTTGTTACGGCAGTTGTCAATCCAAGTTGCCGCCCGAAGGTTGGCAAATCGGTTGTCGCTGCGCTGACGGTTCTTATGGTCAACAACGGCTATTGGCCACTCGCCGGTAATATACAGCCAAGCCAGCTTTTGAGCCGGGATAGCCTTGCCGTCGATGCCGATAAAAACGTAACCGTCCGTTTCCCTTACGAAACCCGCAACATCACCAGGGTACACTCGTCCGCCGTGAGCGCGGCGCTTGACCTTCCACGTGAAGATGCCCGTCTCCGGGTCATAAGCCAGTAGTTCGGTCAAACGCTCGCGAGTTACCATTAGGCGTTCGTCAGTGCTGTTGACGAGATGATGGTGCGGCCGTTCGGGAGGATAATACCGATGTAAGCCGCCTCGGTGCCTGTATCCGTCCAAGTGAGATCGCAATCCCCATCTGCTTCGGAGGTTGCGAGGAACAGTTTCTTTGCGACGACCGCAAGAAGCGCGCCGTCAGTGCCGATTGCAATGCCGGTGGAACCGCCCGTAGCCGCGAAGGCTGTACCAGCAGCATCCAGAAACACGGCGACCCAGAAGGACGTAACTTCGTTCACGTCATTACCCAGCGCGTCCTTCAGCTGTATGGTGATGGCGCGGACGTCGGCGGCTTCTGCACCAACGGTGATGGACGCATCGGCGCAGCGAGCCGTGAGATCAAGAGCGCCACCCTTAGCCACAAGGTTGCCGCGAGTGCCGCTGATGCCCAGAAGGCGACCGGCGAGGGATTTAACAGACATGGTGCTATCTCCAGATTGCTAGAATTGTTTGTTGCTTGTGGAGGTACGCGGGTTACGAGATCGGCCGGACAATCAAGTTCAACGTGCGTGCTGCTGCCTGAGTGACCGGCACCCCAGCCGTCCCAGAGCGAATCTGGATGAATCGCAATGGGTGGGTCAAGGACACCGGGAGCACGATGAAACGAGAAGCGCCCACCTGAAGGGTGAACTCCGTATCGCTGTTCTCGTACACGGGATTGTACGTGCCGCCGTCCGTCGTTGCGGCGACGAGCGTAATGTCGGCGGCAGTCCATGCGGCCGGGGTGACGATGCCGACCAGGGTATAGCCGGTGAGATCGATAGTGCCGGAAAGGCTCTGGTTGATCGCGATCGTCACGTCGATGGTCTTGACGGCGGCCGAGACCGGGGCGTCGGGCTTATGAGCGGCCATTGGAGCCTCGCTTGATGTTGCGGTAATGGTTGCGCCGGGCGGCGCGGGAAGTAGCCTTGGTGCAGATCCCGGAGAAGCAACCCTTGGCGTATTCCCGAGAGGGCAGGAACCACATCTGAGGGGTGATTTCCTTCAGTTCGAGGGTAAATCCGTGAGCCAAGGTGTTCTCCTGAGTTTAGGTGGCGGCGACTTACCGGGGCGAGGGGGTCGGCAAGCCGCCGCCCATGCCGCTGCGGTGAATGAGGACCGGCCGCGCGTGCATGTTCTGGTGTTTCAGTGGTTGGTGGGCTCGATCCAGCGGCCAGTCTGCTTAAGCTCTGCGATGGCGTTGCGGTCGAGAACGAAGGTGTAGGCGTAGAACTTCTCATCCCCGGCGATCTTGCGCTGGAAGATGAAGGCCAGCTTTCCCGTCCCAGGCTTCCCCACCCGATGGTAGGCTTGGATCAGGATGTCACCCTGATCAAAGCTGATGGGCCGGAGCGCCCCGGATTTGATGAAGGCGTCGGCGGCCTTGGTCGACGCGATCTCCATGAACGGGGTGTCGAGCCACCGCTCGAACGGCTCGACTGAGAACGGGTCATCCAGTCCGTCGAGCTTTTCACCGAGGATGCGGTTCAGAGACATGGGGCTCCAATGGAATAGGACCAGGGGAAGGTTGCCCCTCCCCTGGGTTAGCGCGGTTGCAGGTTGTGACGGCTCGCTGGTGGTTACGGCGGCGCTTGGAGGTGCTGTATGTGGCGCAGCACACGGTCAAACGGGGGGCCATAGGTCAGCGACAGGTGTCCATCCATGCAAAACCTCCTGTGAAGGTACGCGCACAGGTGTCGCCGGGGATGGTTGGTCCGGCTATGGGGGTGTCAGGAATGCGACAACGATACATCCGAACAGAGCTGCAAAAGCCAAAACCACCACGATCAACTCGTAGGCTTCTGGGGTCATCGGCGGGCGCTCATATGTCCGGGGATGAAGAGATAAATCGGCCCGTTTCCTCACCTCGCAAAGTCCCGGTACGCAATGGGGTGGCGTGGGTGTCGGACTGCGGTGGGGTCGTGGCCGATGCAAAAAGCGCCCGAGTCGGATGGACCCAGGCGCTAATTCGGATGTTCGTCTTTTAGGGTGATTTGCCTCGAAAGTCTAGTGGGTTAAAAAGTCAAGCCTCTTTTTTCAAAGCCCGGATTTCCCTAGCGATCCAGGCTCCGTCATTTCGCCCACCGGGATCATCGCACTTGTCCGCCACCTGTGCCGCCCTCTCATAAGCTGCTGCCTCTACTTCACGGAGCGCGGCGGCAATGACTTCGGCAGCTTCCAACTTAAACAAAAACGGATCGCCGTCATCGTCAATGCCTAGTAGGTCATTGTTGAGTTGCCGCACGATCTCCCTAGCCTTGTCCGAGCGAGTCATTTGCTCACGCCTCCCCGAAAGCTGACCGGCATCTCTGAGCTAAACGTAACCCCCGACGTATCGAGCGCATACTTCTCAGTAAGATCCTTGTGCCATCCACCAAGCACCAACCTGTGAGCGCGGGCGAAATCCAAAAGCATCTGCATCCCCTCTGCGCTGTCTAATCGCGTTGTGCTTGGATCGATCATGGCTCCACCTCTGGGGGAGAAGGTAGGGGCATCCAGTGGGTGGCGTGAACCTGCACAGAGTAGGCGTCCGTCACTGTTGCACTCCAAGCGCCACCGCCAAAACTGCCAACGACGATCGCGGGAAAGCCCCACTTTCCGTTGATTTCACCTTCAGGCTCCCCGAACAAAAGAACCTCAGTTCCGTCTTTTGGTGCTGTGTCGATTGCCTACCACGTCATCGCTCGTCTCCCACCGTGACCGTGTATTTGGCTGGCATCATAATAACCCATGCCGAGACATGCTTCTCTGCCTCTAGCGCCTCTTGCACGGTCTCGAAGTCTTTTGGGTGCCACCCCTCGTATCCGTAGTCTAGCCACAGAGTAACCGGGCCTTTCGGCTTCTCCGACATGCTGCCCCTCCTATTCGTATCCGTGCCACCCGACATTCTTGCGGGCCATGTCTCGGAGCCGCCCTAGCTCTAGCTGCTCATCGGACGTTAGACCCTCCGGCCCGTCCTCGGGCTGCCCCTTGTCTCCCAGATAGTCCGTGCCTTCATTGACAATGAAATGCTCGATCAAAGCCACGATCATGCCGGGGTAGTTCATCGCCGCTTGCCCTTCTGCACTTCCATGGGCCACGGCTCTAGCTCGATCCCCAGCGCCAAAGCCCGCATGACTTTGCGCACCGGCACGGGCGGGTCATAGGCCCCAGCCTCGTATGCCTGATAGTTCCGGCCGGTCACGCCGATCCGGTGTGCGGCTTGCTCTTGGGTCAAGCCTAGCGTCTCGCGCCACTGTCGAACTGGATTGGTCATGGATTGCATATAAACACCCCTCGGCACGAAGTCACTTCACGAAAATGTGATAATTGTTACAGCTAAAACGCCGTTCAGCCTATTGCAACACGAAGAATCTTCGCGTAGTATAATAAGTGAAGGCAGCAGGGATCGACGCGAGATCTGGCCTACCCCGCCGGCAAGTTGCGAAATTGGTCCCAACCGGAACTGACGCGGAAACGCGGTGAGCCTTCAACCCCTCGGGAAACCGACCGGGAGCCGATAGCAAGGCTGCTCGGTGAAGTCTCGATGGAAAACTATCGGAACGCCTCAGTGGACGGCAACCAACCACTGGGAGAATGAAAATGGCATTCAAGGTTACGCTCAACAATTCGGAAGGCAAGATCGGAGAGAAGATCGTGGCTACCGAAGAGGAAACAGTCGGCGCGGTGCAGGATCTTCTGCGCATGGCTCACGTCCTTGTCTCTGGCGACAGCATCACTGTCACAGAGATTGACGAGTAACCCCCGGCCGCCGTAGCGGCCGTCTTCTGAGACGTTCCGAATAAGATACCGCTTCATCGTGCAGCCCACGATGGAGAAACGAAACATGCAGAAGGTGATCGAAGGCAAGTTCGCGGTGAAGGCCATGAAGCCTGCCAAGAAGACCTACCGACTAGGTTCTAGCCCGATGATCTTTGCCCCTGGCGTGGTTGCCTGGGCAAAGAATGGGTACGGCTTCAAGCGTGATCGCAAGAACATGCTGGAAGTTGTGACCACTGGCTGGAGCATCCCAGAGGACGCCGCCAAGGCGCTTCTTTCGGGAGCCGCGCCCTTCAAGATCGAGGGTGAGGTTGTCGTGTTCGAGGCATGAGACGGGACAGCCGGGCAACCGGCTGCACCATGAAGCGGTATCTCTCGCTGATATGACGCAGCGGTGTGGGTTTATCGAGTTTATCGAGTTTATCGAGTTTATCGAGTTTATAAAGTTTCGATAAACCCCATCCCCTGCGCCAAATACGCAGGCATAAAAAGTAGAGGCCGAACACGGGAGCAACCGTGCCGGCCTCGGTTTGTGAGTCCATCCCATCGTCTAAATGAAAGGAACCACGAAATGTCTACTAACATGCAATGGCGTGTCCCGCCAGTAGCGTGGGGGGTGATCTCCCTGGCAATCATTGCCGAGGCAGTATCAAACTCCCTACGAGCCTACGGGCTGGGGACGCATCTTGAAAAGTTCACGGTTCACTATCAGGGCTATGACGTGTCCATCGCGGGCGCGGTTCTGGTCCTGGCAGCTTGCGCCGTGACCTTGACCCAGGCCCGCGCGGCTTGGGTAGCCCTGACCCCTATGGCCCCCATGCGCCAGCGCATCGTCGCTGGTGTGGCGGCGGTCCTACTTCTCTCAATCTCGATCCTGGCCATGTCCTCCCACTTGCTGGAAGCGCAGCGTGCCAAGGTTGCAGATGAGGGCGGGCAACGGACGGGCTACGACGTGACCCTGGCCGCCTACGAGAAGGCCAAGGTTGAACTCGACACCCTCGCCGGGGTCCGCACCATCGAGGCCGTCAAGGCCGCGCTGGACGCCGCCCCGGTCACGCGCACGGTGTTTCGCCGGACGGCGGAATGCACGGACGTAACCCGCGATGACAGCTTCAAGGATTGCCGCCCGGTCCTCGATCTTCGCCAGGAGATGGCGAAGGCGATCCGCAAGCGAGAGTTGGAGCCGGAAGTCGCCCGCCTTGGAACGGAACTGGCCGGGATGACCCGACCGGAGAAGGTGGCCGAGACGGAGGAAGCGGTGGCAGGGCTCTGGGCCTGGATCATGGGCCTCGGTACGGTCTTCATTGCCACCTTTGGCTCTGCCCTTTTTGCGAGGGTTGAGACGGTGACACCTGTTCCAGCGAAGGCTGACACCCCTCAACAGGTGTCGGACGACACTGGTCAGTCAGACTTTTCGGCGGTTAAGGAAGCGGTCCTTGGGCCGCAACCGGTGCCGCCTGGGTCTGGAAAGAAGCGCCGCAAGCGTAAGGACAAGAACGAGCGCGCCACGGAAGCCATCCGAGCCTACACGCTCAAGAATGGACATCCCCCGGCGTTCTCAGTTGTGATGGGCAAGTATCGCCTGCCACGCGCGACGGCCAGCCGACTGCGCAAGGAAGTCATGGCTGAACTTGGCGTTGCCGCCTAAGACCTCACACCCCCGTCTGGGAGACCGGCCGGGGGTGTTTTTGTATCTGGAGCGGCGTCGTTAGTGCCTTTTCCACCGACCAACCGCGCTTCAGCCGGGACATAATTGACCGGCGCTCAATCCCTATTTCAATAGCCCAAGCCGCCAAGCATTGCCGTTTGCCCCCGCATTCAAGGATGCGGTTGTTGGTGCGGTTGCGAGCTTGTTGACTGATATTAGCCCACCGGCAATTTTCCGGCGAATAATCACCACCGTTGTTGATCCTATCCAAACTAAGTCCTGGCGGGCAGTCTCCCATGTCCGCCCTAAACTGTTCGTAAGAACTTCTCCACCGCTCACACACTCGTATCCCGCGCCCTCCGTAGTTTACGTAACTCTTGTTGCTAGGATTTTCGCACCGCTGGATCATCATACTCCACACAGCGTAGGGATTTGTCCGCGACATGCCGTGACTGATCGGTTGATTGATGATCTCGCGGTGCAAACAGCCACATGACTGCGAATTACCCTTACTCAGATTGGTGGCCAGAACATTTTTTGATGTGCCGCAATCGCAGTAGCAGAGGTATTTAATTCCATGGCCCGGCGCAAACACCTTTCGAACAGCCACCAGCCGTCCGAAACGCTGCCCCATTAGAGATTTGTGTTTAGTCATTGTTCAGTCAACAACCTGTTTCACGTGAACCAATGCCCTTAAATGACGACGCCCTCCGGCAATAAAACCGGAGGGCGTATGCGCTCACGTTCGGTGCGGATCGGACGGTGCTGCAAGGTTGAAAGGCTAAGTGATTTGCGCGACGCGGGTCAAGCGAACCGATTGGCGATCCCCAGCGCCTCAGTCTCGAACAGTTCGAGCGCCGTCTTCTGCGCCAACATGCAATCGCCAGAGACAAGTGCGCCCTGCGGGAGAAAGCACCAGCCGCACGCCCGGTTGCCGCTGGCGTCCAACTCCGTAATGTTCATCTGCCGACCGTGCCGGATGCGGTACGTCTTGCCAGTCTCTCCACCCTTCACGTCAAAGTGCTTGTTCTTTTCGTAGCTGGTCAACTGTTCCGGGGTGAGGTTTTCTTTCAGGAGTTCAATGCCACGGGCTTGGGCTTCTTTCGTGCCGACCTCGGGGTTGAGGTTCGCGATTTCGTCAAGGATCATCCGGGCCGGAGACCGCCCGTACGCGAAGGCGTCACGCCACGCATCTTGCCACGGATTGCGCGCCCGGAAATCCCCCAGCCTTTGCAGGGCTTCCAGGGCGATCTCGTAGCCTGTTCGCTCACCGGATGGGGCCGGTTCGACATTAGACGACATCGTGCCAAACATGGCCTGCATCAAGTGTTCGTCTACCCGGCGAGACATGCTGCGCACGTGCCGGTCAACGATCTCTTGACGGTGCCGGACTTGAGTGGCGGTCTCCGGTCCTAAATCCTCGTCCCGCATGATGAACGGGGATGGAACGGCGTGAGCGTTTAGGGCGTGGTCTCTGACCTCTAGCCAAGCCCGCTGCCTAATCTGGTAGGTTTCAAAGTCGGGGGCTGTGTTTATCGCGCTCCGCGCCGCCCGCTCCATCCGTTGCATGTAGTGGTCTTCGTAAACCCGCGACCACAAATCGCTGATCGCGAATCTTTGTCGACCGCTGGGCGGCCCCACGCCATAGGTCCGAAACAGGCTTTCGCGGTGAATGCTAGTGCCGTAGTCCCTGACGCCTCCGTCCGGCATTCGGAACGGGACAACCATCCGATACTCATCGCGCATCAAATCGTATTCTGCGATCGCTTCCCCGGTCGGATGGGGCGGGTCATTGTCGCCCGCCTCATCCAGTACCCGGTGAAACATATCCCGCAGATAATGCGCGATCAGGTTGTCGGGGGCGTGCAGCAATCACCCACCCATAAGAGCCGGGATAAACAGCACCGTTTCGACGTTCGGATCGAAACCCTTCATCAGAGCCCCAGGATTGCCGCCCTGGCCGGGTTTGGCTGCCCGGTATCCTTTGGCCGTCAGTTCTTCGAACCGCTTCATGGCGTCGTCCATGGACACCACGTCGGCCTTGTCGAACACCTGTTCTGAGTGTCCGGTCTGATCCATGATCTGAAACTTCATTGCTCGCCTCCTGTCAGAACAAATCGCCTTGGTTCTTTTTATCAGCTTCGGCCCGTAGCTTCTCGTACTTTTTGCGCTCGGATGCCGCCCTCGCCTCTTTGTCCATATCGGATTTCAGCCGGGGCTCGTCGCGCACATAGTCCCACACCCACTCTACCGTCTTTCCATCGGCACCCTTAAACTTCATGCCGCCGTAGAGCTTACAAATCCGCCGCAGCCCGGCCATGGTGCCCCTCCAATGCCGCCATAAGAATGCTGATCGAGCGCCGGTAGCGGTCCACAATGCCCCTCTCCCCCTCCGGTAGCTTTGCGATCCTATCCGGGTGGGAGTTGTGGATGTTGTCTGCCAGCTTGATCCGTATGAGATCGTGATCCCCAGAGGCCGCGATCGAGCGTATCCAGTCCATGTAGGTAGGGCGCGGGCCGGTCGGCCGGGACAGCCCGACAACCAAATCGACCGTCCTTTCGCTGTACCCCGCGACGATCAAATCTACTGCCGTGACATCTGTATCCTCGATCACGTCATGCAAGAGGGCGGCGTGTAGCTCGTCCTCTGTGGCGTCCGGGTGCATCCCTTGAAGGATCTCCATGACCGCTACAGGGTGATGCCAGTATGGGGCACCGCTCTTGTCCGTCTGTCCGGCGTGAGCTTTTTGGATGAATGCCTTGGTGTCGTCGATCGTCAATCGATGTTTCCTTTTGCCTTTTCATTATTGGTCTCAAGCCATGCGTTGCACAAGTCGAGAAACGTAAATGGCGACAGCTTGTCCCGTAGAAGGTGCCACCTGTCTGCCGCTTGCTTGTAGCCATCATCCACCACCCGCACCTGAGAGATATAATCCTCGGCTGCGGCCTTGAGGGTGAGGACGTATTCGCGCTCTGTCATTCTGCGGCTTCTTTCTTGGCGTATCGCGCCGCTAACACCTTCATGCACTCAGCAAGAACGATGAAGCAGGACGCCGCGCCAAGCCCTATGATCGTGTGGATAAGCTGCTCAGAGAAGCGATACCCGAGCGGAACCCCGAGCGCGGCTACGGCCATGTGCAACCACCCCACTATCAAGCAAAGCCATGCACCGAGCCCGAGCAACTTACCAAGAAATCGATCCGAGATCATTCCGCTGCCTCCCTCACTGCCGATCTAATAGCCGCCTCTCCAAGCGGGGTGTCGGCTAACATGCCGAGCGCGTGCATGTAGACATCCAAGATCGATTGTTCCTCTTCCCGCTCTGCCGATGACTTCCGACGCATCATCACGATCTTGCGGATCGCCTTCACGTCGAATCCTATGCCCTTGGCTTCTAGGTACTTGTCGCGGATGTCAGCGGCGAGCGCCTTCTTTTCCTCTTCGAGCCGTTCGATCTGCTCGATAAACTGCCGGAGTTGGGCTTGGGTTGATGCTTGTAGGGTCATGGTTGCGGTCCTATGTGATGAGGTTCAATCTCAGGCTCCAATATGCAGGCCACCATCGGCCCCGCCACACACTGAACCCGATATTGTCGGCGTAGATCAGTTCCGCCTCTCCGGGCGGATCATTCAAGTTCTCGCGCTTGTTCCAGTGAAGGGCCAATGTGTATCCATCGCGGAGCATGTCATAGCCGCACCAGATTAGCCCGTTGCGCCACTCCCACCTCACGGTCTCTGCGCCTTTATCGATGCTGCCTTAGCCCTAGATGCGTACCTTTTCTTGCCCTTTGACTTCGCTATAGCGACGTTCTTAGGGAGACGGACTTTCTTTCTGGACCACTGCTTTTCGCTGATGTGGATTTTCATTCTGCCGCCTCGCGTGGCTCATCCGAGAACGGCTGCATCGGCGCATTCGGCTTAGGCCGCCGCATCACATTAAGACCGCCGCTTGTGTAATCCCAATCGTAGGTCCATTCGCCGTGCGCCTTGAGCGTGTCGCCCTCATTCATCATCCGGTGGTCCGTGTATCCAGCAAACCCGCCATGGCGTTGCCATGTGTTCCGAAGGATGTCAGCCAGCGGGCCGGTGATGCCAAACCGCTCGAAATTAATCTCCAGGCTTTTGCCCATGTCGCCGCCCTTGTTGCGAAGACACGCAGCCGCCCAGTCGCAATACATCTCGACCAGATCAAGCAAGTCCATGCCGGACACGCCGTTCGGATAGTGCTCGGGGTGATGGGTGTTTTCGCGATAGTGGTGCTGTAGCGCCGGGCCTAGTGCCGCAAGAGAGGCTTTGTATTCCTCTGACCCATACACCAGCGTCTTGAGCTTCGGCGTCATCTCGTCAAAGATTGGCTTTTCATCGACACCTAGCTTGCTCATGTCGTGACGGATTCCCCGCTCGCGCAACTCGATACAGACAGTCCGCAGCCGCCTAGCGACTTGCGTAATGTGCTCTCGGGTCTCGGGTTCGCTATCGTAGCCCATCAGATCAACCCCTTCTCATGTGCCAGCCATTCCGGCATGGTGATTGTGCCATCGTCGTTGATTTCAATCTGCGACTTGGGAAGCCAGAACAGCTTTTGCTTTCCGTCCAAGTCCATATCTTCGGTGTCGTCTGCTATCCCCACAGCCTTGTCCGTCTGGCGGACAATCTCGCAAGCGATGTCGACAAGATCAGATTTGTAGGTGGTCACTCTGCCGCCTCCCTCAGTTCAACTTCATCAAGGGATAGGACGGTGATTTCCCCACCCGTGTTGCGGTCGAGCTTGGCAGAGATCCGAACCGCTTCCTCTGGCGAAGCTCCCGCGTGCATGGCACCGAGGGCATATCCAGCACCCGACCCGACCGCGAACGGCAGACCGCACGGCGAGAAGTAGGGGGCTTTAGCGTAGCAGCCCCTTACTCCGTCTGGCGAGATCACCACCATTGACCAGTCGACCTCTGGGTAATCCTTGAGCGGGGGTGGCAAACCGGCCCCCTCCCGCACCCAATCGATCAGCGTGTCGATCAGACCTCCCGACCCGGCCACACCGTAGATCGTATCCCCGACCTTCTTGATCTTGAGATACGGAACCATGCCCCTCTCGTCTCCGTAGAGAACCAGGGTATCTGCCGCTACTGTTTTTCCATCTGTTGCGATAGTGGTCACGTCAATGCCTCCGTAAGATACGCGAGCACGGGGTTGTCCTTTTTGATTTCTGCGATCCTGCGATCCATCCACCGCAGTTCACTCTCCATGGCCCGCCGACGCTCGGCCTCGGCTGCCATGCGCGCCTTGCTGACAGGGGATACAGAGCGAAGCCCGTCGATCCGTTGCGCCTCGACATAGCGGATGGAATCGCCAAGTTCCCCAAAGCCTGCCTTGACCTCTGCGCGGTTCTTGATGAGACGCTTGATCTCTTCTTCGGCCCAATTTCCACTGCCTTCGGGGGTAGGGTACCCTGCTGTCTGGTTCACCATGGTCCCCTCATACGCATACTTGCTAGACAGCGTGGAGCCGCCGATCTCCTGTGCAATCTTGGCCGCAACCGCTGGGGCCGCGACTACTGCCGCCGGTGCCGCTTGGATAAATCCTCGCCTCGATAGTTTCATGCCGCCCTCCTTACGATCTGCCAAACCTCTGCCCCAGTTTCATAAGTAGCCACGCTCCACATGACCCCGTTCCGTTTTTCGATCCTAAGTTCTGGAACAGGTGTCTGAACAGGTAGAGGTGGTTCCATCTTTGATGCACGACAGGTGTCACGATATACGATGACAATGAGACACCCGCCAAGGATGATGAGGATCATTAAGCCGGTCATGGCGCAGCAGCCCTCCGCGCTTTTGCCCGTTCACGACGGGCTGCTAACTTCTCGTCGTACTGGTCCGCAGCACACGGGAGACAGAGCCGCTTCTTCTTGTCGACGCCACACCCGCACCGCTCGCATGTCCCGCGCACACGGTTACGTGGCTTCGTTGTGATGTCAGCGATTGAGCCGCTAGGCCGATGTGATCCGCGATCTCGCATCACTCCCCCCTGATAATGCGGTACGGCGGCGGCTTCATCTCTCCGGCTTCTGCGTTCGATAGGATTGCGTACTTCCGGTAAAGAGACGCCATAAGCTCGCCGGTCATAAGCAAAGCGCCAATACTAATCCCTTTGCTCGTGGCCTTATCGCGGATCGAGGGGAACAACATCCGGCCCGCGTCTCCCCACGACACGGTGCGGCCAGAAATCTCAGAGCGCACTTCGATGAGGAGCCAATCAGCCACCCGCTGAAACTTCGCGGGCATCCGCTCGCGAACCCAAAGGTACCTTTCCAGTTGGTCGCGCTGATAGTCAGCAGCGGACCCGAGACCGCCGACGCGCCGACCGGGAACACCGCCCCCCGTTGAATCGTAGTCGATGGTCATCCGCACCCCATCGAGAACGGCTGCGTCCTTGATGAACATGGCAAACGCGATCTCGACATGATCGCCCCATTGCCCGGTGTATTGCTCTACTGGGGGCTTGGTCCGGTAGGCTCTGAGCGGTGCCGCGCCTTTCCCTTGCGGGACGGCTGCCGACGCCATGCCGTGCGCTTCTTTGGCCATGCGCTGCGGTGTGGGGCCGCCTTCGTCGTCGGGGAATGATGGTTTACTCCCGCGCGGGTTGCCAGCAGCGGCCAATCGAGCGCGGGACGCGGCGACACGTGTCGCAGAGTTGGCTACTTCCTCGAACCCCTTGGCGAGCCCATCGATCACCACCTCAGACACATGGCCATTTTCATCCACCCAATACTCGGCTGGATCAGGGAGCTTGGAGTCGTCGTCTTTCTGTGCGGCGGCTTGCTCAAGCCTCCATGCCCGGAAATCTTTTGCGCTCTGCTTGATTTGTTCGGCAGATCGCGGCGGCGGCCGGACGTTGGTTAGATGCTCGCCTGCATTCTTCTTTGCCTGCAAGTGTCGACCGGCAGACGGTGGGGCTTTCAAGGTCATGCTGCTACCTGCTTCTGTTGTGCGAGGTACGCATCGACGTTTTGATGATGGACGGCGAAGGTGACGGCCACTACCCACGGGTTGGCGTTCCAAGCGTCCTCCCCGTTGATGTCATTCCACAAACTTCCGAATGCGAGGCGGGGCGAGTTAAGGCAAACGTATCCCCAGCCCTCTTCAGGCTCCACATCCGGCCAATTCATCGACCAGCCGATTGCGCCCCTGCGCCAAATGTCCGGGCATGGCTTGCCTGTAGCGCCCTCTGCTTTGGCGTCGTCATCGGTGATGTCCTGCAAACGCTCCACCTTGACGCCGGTTACTTCCAAGGTCAGGCGGGACGCGGCGCGCGGGAGATGGATGCCCGGCTTTTTCTTTCTCAGTTCGTGAATGTCATCCGTTGCCGCGTAGCGGTAGTTCCCCAAATGGTCCGTCGCGAACGTCTCGCGCACGTAGAGGAAATTACCCGGCGCATAGGGCAGCTCAAAACCCTTCTGCCCGTTGATGCCGACTGGCACGAACGGCTGGCAGTTGCAGAAGAAAATATCCTGCCGCTTTGCGATCCGCCGCGTCTGCGTCTTGCGACCTTCGATCAGGGCTCGCACCATCGGGCCTGAAAACAGGATCGGTTTCACCTTGCTCACAGCCCCACCCCCACCGACACCAAGAACATGACAACGAGACCCGCGACGATCCCGGCGAAAGCGTACCGACCGTTTACCCATGGGTCTTTTCTGAAACGATCTCCGTGCAAGGCTTCAACCTTGCGCTTCCATGCTTCGTACCGTTCGTGAACCAGATCACGGGTCATGGCGATTACTCCGCCGCTCTGCGCTGCGTTGCCCAGCTACCGATGTCGTAGGGATCGGAAGGATGCGGCTCGCCGTTTGCGTACGGCGAACATCTGGCGGCGATCCTTCCCACGAAATCATCCACATCATCGACACGTGGCAGAGGGGGTGGCGTCTGCGGCGGCCCCATCAGTTGCAGGACTTCCCGCATGGCAGACTGTCTGGCCGCTGCCAGATCGCGCGCTTGGTTCACGATGTTGTCGATTAGGTAACGCTCCACCGTCATGTCTGCCGAGATCGATCCCATGCGGGCGACGGCTTCAAAGTTCTGCCGGGTAAGCTCGTCCAACTGCCGTGAGAAGTGGCGTTTTGTATCTTCGTCCATTGTCATTCCCCTGCCTCGGTTAGTACGCCAGCACGCGCCTTCTGCATTCCCTTCACAAATTCTGCGTGGTTCGCCGCATACCAATTCGGGCTGCAAACCTCGTAGTGCTTCCAGTGCTTCAACGGTTCAGGCTTTGACACTGGCGGCGGTGGCGGGTTGGCTCGGATCGGTGCAGGCTCGATGTCCTTAACCTTCCGCCGAACACCTTCCCCACGGGCGAGCTTTCTTGCTGCGTCCCACACATCCTCAACGATTCCGATCGTCTCGACTGAGTGTGTTGAAATTCTCTTTTGAACGCACCGAACGCCGTAGATGACCGTCGTATGGTCCCGGTCAAACACGCGCCCCACGGTTGAAACAGACTGTCCGCACCTACGTACTGCCAGCCACATCAAGCACTGCCGATAGGTGGTCGCGTACTTGTGCGATCCCTTCCCCCGCAATTCTTTCTCCTCGATGTCGAGGACGAGAACGGCGGCTTCAATCAGTTGGGCGAGGGTCGGGGTCATAGCGCGGTTCCCATCACAGTCTTGTCGCATACCAGTCCTCCGCATCTGTCCCGAGGACGCGCTGTGCTAGGTCGTATTCCTTTCGGGCCATCGTGCGCCCTAGCGTGGCGAACGACCGGCTAAAGGCTCCACCGTTGCCGTCGATGCAGTCGATGAGGTTCTGCTGAAACTGGTTGCGGATGTTGATGAGTTTCTTGATCTCGGCATCGCCTTGCGGCAGCCGCCCGTTGCGGACCACAAAGTCGCGCAAGGTTAGAACCCAACCTTCACGGGCGGCACGTCGACCTAGCTCGCACTGGATCAATTCACTGGCGAGCTTGTAGGGGTTAGACTTATCGGGCTCGACGCCTAAGCGTGGCTTGGACGCGCGATCGTCAGCAACCACCTGACGACAGACTTCAGCCACCTCACCGGGAAAAGGAAACCCCGGCTTCGTGCGCGACTGAACCATCCGCGTTGCGGCGGCATCGATAACCCACGCATCGAAAGGCTTCAGCGTGCCTTCCCAATCCGCCAGCCACTCACCCAACGTCTCATCTGCCACCTTCTTGGGCCAAATGTTGCCCAACCGTGCCAGTAATCGCTCGACTTTCTCTGACATGTTCAGGCTCCCTTTTTCGACTGCTCACGCTCTTTGTGCGCGCGAATTTGTGCGGCCAAGCTGGTTGGCGCTGACGCTTTTTGCTTTTCGGATTTGGCTTTGTCGAAAGCCTTCCAGCCTAGCTGTTTTGCTAGCTGGCTTTCCACTTGCGCTCGCAACGGAATAGCTGCGTTGGGCTTCACGTAGGGCGCGGCTTGTTTCAGTGCTAACTCAAGGGCGTCGTCTCCCCCGAACTTTTCGACCCACGAGGCTTTCACGCCGTTTTTAAGCTCGATCAGTCCAGTGACGGGATCGCGCTCCACGCCATCGTCTGGGTTGTAGCCCCCCGGCACGGCCATGGCGCTCGACCAGAACTCCCTGCCCTTGTCCTGACTGGTTCGCGCAGCGGCCCGCGTCCCCATGGGGGGATCTTGTTCTTTGGTTCCTTTGTTCCCTTGTTCTTCCTTATATATGTTGCCCTCTGCTTGCCCCTTGCTCGCCCCTTGCGTGCCCTCTGCTTGCCCTTTGCTTGCCCTTTGCTCGCCCGTTGCGTGTCCTTTTGCTTGCCCTTCATGGGGGCGCATAGACTGATAAAGCTCATAATTACAAACGGTTATGACCGTCGATTGCTTGCCCTTTTGCGTGCCGTTCTGAACACCCGGCGATTTAAGCTCAATCATCCCGTCCGCTTCGAGTTGATCGAGAAATCTACGGACTGTTTTTGGGGTCCAGTTCCAGCGGGCTCCAAGCCAGGAAACAGCGCCAATTAGCTCGCCCCGGCGAAGCTCCATCTTGCGCCCGCCGTTCATCACAGTGCCGTCTGAGTAGCGGCACTCCATGCACAAATCCTCCCACGCCTCGCCCTGAGTGGAGGTGCGCTTGCGAGTAGGGTCGGCTGGCTTGACGTGCAGTCCATGCCCCACAAGCCAGTGGTCGCGCACGGCACGGTGGCGCGCGATCCATCCCTCAGACAGTGGGGCTCCGTTATGGCCTATGCCGGTCATGGCGATGACCTCGGCATCTGTGCGCGACCTGTGGAGAGCTTGTTAGCATCCCCCTTGTCGACCCCTTTATTTAGGGGTAAATGTCTATCCCGTAGATGGTTCACGGCCCATCTTCTCCTCAGTGTTGGAAGTCTCGACCGGCCAGTCTCGACTTCGATCCTCAAACCTCAAACCCAACCAACCCCCATTTCGAGCCCTCCGTCCTGCAAGACGGGGGGCTCTGCGCTTTCAGGCGGCTCTACGCAGCCGTTCGCGCCCTAGCGGCCGGGCGTTGATGACTGCTTCTAGTTTCGCCTTGTGCGCCACCTGTGCGGCGAGCACGGGTGGGATCACGTAGCAAGTGATGCGCTGCTTCATGTGGAACGGCCGGCGCTTGGCGACGACCTTCCCTAGAGCCTCAAATAAATGGTTTTCACTGAGCGGCATCCATCCGTGCATCCAGCAATACTCCGGGTATCGACGCAGGATCTCGGTGCGCTCGACCATCCCGATCAGCCCCTCGGCTTGCAGATCGGAAACAATCTGAGACACCTGTTCTCCTGGCGTTATGTCATCGCGGACAGGTGGCTCATAAAATGAGACACCCCCGCTTAGGCTTGTCGGGGCAGGATCGCCCCATGGCATCCACATATTGGTCTCCATGATTAGGAAACCCCCTCGCGCGAACGCATACTCTCCGCTGCAACGGAAACGGACTGATCAGGCTGAATTGCTTTGCGCCTCATGGCTAGTGCTACCGGCACAAACGCCCGCTTGCTGTGAGCCTCGCAGTACGGCTTGCCAGGGACGATCTTGCAGCCGCAAAAACCAAAGCCCGCGACCTTGGGATCACCGATAGGCCAGCGGCACTCGTTGCGCCCGAGCGTGACCAGGGTGCGCGTTGCTGTGTCGTTGGTCGGGGCTTCAACGTAGGGCGTTGGAGGTGGCGGTTGCTCCGCGACCTTGGATGCTGGTTTCGGCGCACCGCGCTTGCTCTGCCGGCCGTTCCATAGCGCCGCGTTCGCCGGAGGCTTGCCGCGCCGCATACGTGGCCGGTTTATTTTGCGATCGGGGATGCCGAGCCGCACGCGCTTGCCGATGACAGCGTTGCGCGTGATGCCGCCGCCAAGTCGTGCGGCGATTTGCGAGCATGACAGACCATCGGCCCATAGTTTTTTGAGAAGCTCGACCCGCTCATCGGTCCACGACATGGCGCGCTCCCGGTGTTGGAACTTCAAGATCACGGATAGAACCAACTGGAACAGGTGTGTTGCCGTCGCGACGTGCGCGCCAACGGGACAGAAGGAATTGCTTGGCATTGAAGAGGTCACGCATGGGCGGCCTCCTTGGATTGTTCGCGGTAGGCATCGAGCCCCGCACGCAGTTGCGCGCGCTCTTTTTTCCAGCGCCTCTTGAGCCGCGCGGAGTAGTGCGCCTTACGCTCAGGGTCGCCCCACATACGATCATTGGATGCGCGAATAGCCTCGCGCGAGGCAGGACGAAACCCGACCTTGACACCGGCCTTGCGGCACGCGCTGGCCACGGCACTGCGGGTCAACCCCGTGGCAACGGCGGCTTGCGCATAGGTCTCGCCACCCACGACGCGGGCGACGGCCTCTCTCTGTTTTTGTCCGGCTTTGAGCATGGTGATTTGGATGGGGCCGGGCATTTGCGCCCGACCCCGCACTCCCCCGAGTGTTAGAATTTGATCCGAGCGCCACCATGGATGAGGTCGACTTTCTCACCCACAAGCTCATCGAGATCGTACTGGCGGTAGCCGACGAACATATCCATGGCCGCCGCATCCAAAGACTGGATGAGACCAACGCCGTAGACCGGCACGTTGGCCGACCCGCCGAGGTCAATGTCGGTTTCCGAATACTCAGCGAAGGCCGTCGTCGCGCCAACCTGCGTCAGCCACTTGGACGAGATGCCGCCCTGAACCGTCCATGTTTTGAGATTGAGACCAAGTTCCCAATCCTGATCGGCGTAGTAAGCCGACACGAACAGACCCGTGGGAACGTGCTTGACGGATGCAGAGCCGAGGATCGTTTCAACGTCGCCCGTTCCGATCGTGATAGAGGTCACGTCAAGAAGGGTGATGGTGAAATCTTCGTCGTGACGCCAGCCCAGACCGGCCGCGATCTGGAAGCCGGAGAACTCGCCGTCATACCGAAGTGCAATATCGTAGGTGTTGCCGTTGCCGTCCGGGTCCGTTGCCGAAATGGCATCGCCCCACGTTGCCGACAGCGTGAAGCCCGCAAGTGTTGGCGAGTCGTAGCGGATCAAATCCCGATATGTCCCGTCATAGGGAACATCGAGGCCGGTCAGATAGGCATCGCTGATGGGCTGCAACGAGTTGGGACGCGAGACGAGATAGGTGGGAGCGGTCCCGATCTCATCGAACTTGTTTGTTGCAACGCCCGCGCGACCAAGACTGAGCGTGCCGGCCGTTTCAGAGCGAACCCAAACGAACGACTGCCGGATGCCAGGATCGGGGTTGCCGCCGATGCCGACGCCCAAGAGATCATCAGGAAGCCCGCGCTGACGCATGTCGATTTCGAGAACGAAACCCGCCGACATTTCCGAACTGATCTTTGCGTTGCCGGAGAAGCCAACGAACGTGCCCTGCGAGTCGGAGCCGGACTGCGAAACCTTCGTGTCATCGAAATCCGCAACCGACACGTGGAGAAGTTCCGCCGACACCTGTCCGTAGACTTGAAGCGAAACCTTGCGGTTTCCCTTCTTTGCCGTGGTTGCTTCAAGCTCTGCGATCCGTTCTTCAAGATCGGCACAGCAGTTACCGCCAAGATCAGCGGCGAATGCGGGACTCGATAGAGCGCAGAGAGCTGCGCCCAAAAGGAGCCCATATTTATTGCTAGGTTTGGTCATCCTGACCGTCCTTTTTGTTGATACGCGCGCACAAAAAAGACTCTCCGGCCGTCAGGGGGTCAGGGGGACACGGCCAGCACGCAACAGGTACAAATCAGTCGGGGGAAGAAGAGACCGCCACTCAAACAAAGACGGTCCAAGTCTAGGGAGGAAACGCCCGAGAGGGCTGCAAGAGGACGAGCAAGCTCGCCGTTGCAAGTGACCGAAGTCACCCGAGAAGGGGCTGCCTCGCCGGCAATTACCCCGGCTGATCGCACTGGAAGAACGTCACCGCCTATGGTCCCTGCGACGGGACGCAACGGGTATAGTTCTCCACTTGACCGCCCCTTCGCGGCTAACTTCGCCTTTTACGTTTCACGCGCCTTTCACGCCGCTTGGCCGGACCCGTTGCCGGACAGAAAGAAATCCTCCGGTCGGAGTGGCAATCCTTTCTCCCGCGCCCACGCCAACATCAGTTGTTGCCGCTTCGCAGGAATCAGTCCGCCCGTTCCGCCCTTGCTCACGGGTGAGCGCCAACGAGTCGGTTGAGACTTGTGGACGCGAGCGGCTTCAGCGGCCTCATCGAGACCGCCGAGCTTCTCAATCACCGATGCTGCTGGTTCGAGGTATTCGTCGTGCATGTCCGGGAGGATTGCGAATATCGCATCTCCTGTCAACACCAGACTTGCGGCACTGCATTGATTGTATAGTGAACAGTTGCGATATTGCTAATCGACACGGGAGGCGACGTGCTCCAGAGAGCACGCATGTTCATCGAATGGCTCAGAAACGGCCTTGCGCAACCACACAAGACCCAAAGGGGACTTGCTGAAGCGCTTGGCGTTGCGCCGTCCGCTGTGTCACGGTTATTGAGTGGCGAGCGGGAACTTTTAGCGAACGAAATTGCTAAAGCTGCGATATACTTGAATGTGCCTCCCCCGCTCGTCGGACGACAGCCGATTGAACGAGTTCAGACAATTCCGGTTCGCTACGTCGTAGCGCGGGGTCTTTGGCGGGAGCGTGGGGTGGTGCCTTTTACTAATCTGTCGAACATACCAATCGTCTGCGACAGCCGTTATGCAGGCATGGAGCAGTGGGCCGCAAGGATGGACGCCAGCCAAGCCTACGTCGTGTGCGTGGCCTATGAGCAAGCCCGCGCCATGCCGCGCCCTGGGACGTGGTGCTGGTAGAACGCACACGGGATGACCTCTGTGAGTTTTTCCTGTGTACGGTTCTCTTGACGGCGGACGGTGAGTGGCACCTCACAACGAGCGATGCGCCATACGTAGATTATCTTATGAATGCCAATGATGTAAGAATTATAGGGCTGTGCATCGGGCGCTATCAGTCGTTCTAATAATTCACAAAAATTTGATAGTCAGCCGACGTAGATCAGAGTGCGTCTGGAGCCTCCTGATTAACTCTTTCGGTTCGTTGCATTTTAGACATAAGCCACAACTCATGCTCGCAACGATGCGAAATTCGCATTTTTATAGTTGACAGAAGGTTGCGAATTTCGCATCGTTGCGGCGTCGGGGTTGCGACCTCCCTGGCGACCGGGGGTCCAAAAATGGTCCTCCCAGACCCGCGATGGCGGCCTCCGGTCCTTTGAATTTCAGAGATCGGGAGAGTGCAGATGTCGGTGTCTGTAGAGGGCCAGACGAGTTGTGCGGGCGAGGGGCAATGCAGCCCGGCACCACGGCAAGCACTCTCCCGTGTCCGCCTTGATGAGCGCCGAGCGCATGATCTGAAAAAGATCAGCGTCCCCCGATATGGCACCGACCTCGCCTCCCGGTTTGAGGCCGAAAACCACCTGATCCGGCTTTGCCGACATATGCGCAAGCTCGGGCTTGCCAGAGACCACAGCTACGACATCGGGCTCCATACGTCGGTTCTCTACTGCCTCGATTTGGAGCGGCGCGAGATCGCGATCCTTAAAGCACAAACCGAGGAGATTGCAGCATGACGGTGGAAACCGCCCGCGAGTGTTTTCTTGATCTCATGAGCCGCGCCGAATGGACCGAAAACGTCGGCGGCCAAATCTCCCACACACTGACCGTTTCCGATCGTGACCTTGCCATCCTAGCCGATGCACTCGGGCTCGATCATCGGATTTACGAAACCACCCAAGCCTCAATCCGCCGGCATATCGCGGCGGCCATGGCCGAAGCTGCGGAGTGAACACCATGCCTGCTGCCTTGCATTTCCTACCCGGCAACATCGCCATCAAGAAGGCCGCCGCCAACCAGACCTACCTGCTCGACGTGATTGTCGACAGCCACGAACTGATGACGCGGGCCTCAAAGCTGGTTGCGGATGACATCGTTCGCACCACGCCAGAACTGCGCACGATCCTAGCCAACGCCGCCGACTGGATGAGGCTGTTCCAACAGACGCTCGACCAGTTGGAGCAAGAGATCAAGGACGCAGCGGCATGAAGTTCGACATGACGAGCCCATGCAAGGATTGTCCGTTTCGGTCGGACATCCCCGGCTATCTCACGAAAGCGCGGGTGCGCGAGATCGTCGATGGGATCACGCGCGGGCAGGCTACGTTCACCTGCCACAAGACAAATGAGTTTGACGACAGCGGCACCGTCGAAACCAAGGATAGCCAGCACTGCGCGGGGGCTCTGATCTTTTTGGAGCGCCTCGATCGGCCCAACCAGATGATGCGGTGGATGGAGCGGATCGGCGTCTATGACCGATCAAAGCTCGACATGGACTCACCTGTCCACACCGCGAAATCAATGGTCGCTGCGCAACGCTCAAAGGCGGGTGCAGCCTGATGGAACTCGCTACGCGCAGGATTGAAAAACTTGAAACCGCCTGCGCGGCTTTGTTGGAACTCGTGCGGACAGTTCCGACAAGCAATTTGCCCCTCCGGGCCTACGTTGGAACCGCCGCACGATGGGAGGACGCACACCATGGACGCCGCAGTTGAACCGATGGATACGCCAAAGAAACCCAAGGCCGGGACTGCCGTAGCGAAAGCGGCACCAGTGCGCGCGCCGGTCGCGGCCCCTGTGTCTGAGGCTGGCGCGGTCATGGCGATGATCGAGCGCATGAGTACGGACCCGACAATCTCTATTGAGCGGGTCGAACAGGCGTTTGCCTTCTACGAAAAAGTGCAGGCCAGCCAAGCGCGCAAGGCGTTCGATGCTGCCATGGCGGCCGCCAAAGCCGAGATCCCCGTCATTATCAAAAAGCGCACTGTCAAGTATGGGGCACCGGGCAAAGAGACGACGTATCAGCACGAAGACTTGGGCGGGATTGCCGAGATCGTTGATCCGATCCTTGCCAAGTTTGGTCTTTCCTACCGATACCGCACATCATCGAAACTGAATGAGCCGGTCAGCGTCACGTGCATCATTGCGCACGAGCAAGGCTATTTCGAGGAAACCACCCTCACTGCCGGCCGCGATGACAGCGGCGGAAAGAACGCGATCCAGGCAATCGGTAGTTCCGTGACCTACCTGCAACGGTACACGCTCAAGGCCGCGCTTGGATTGGCAGCGGCGAAAGACGACGACGCCAAAACGGCAGAGGCAACGCCGGACGAACTGGCGACCCTGAACGACAAGCAGCAAGCCGAGCTTCGCGACCTCATCTCTAAGACTGGGGCCAACATCGCCGCCTTCCTCAAGATCGCCCAGGCCGAAAGCGTGTCCGACATTCTGGCGAAGGATTTTGAAGGACTGCGGAAAGTCCTGCTGGCGAAGAAAGGCAACGCACAATGAACGAGATACTTGAACGCGATCTGATCGCACTACCGCTGCCACAAGATGCCTTGACGGTGTTCACCACGGACGGGGCGATCGAGCCATATCTGGCGCGCATCCGTGAGGCTATCGACGCTTTCGAGGCAGACGCTTCGACGGAGGAGGGCCGCAAGGCGATCAAGTCCATGGCGTTCAAAGTCGCCAAGGCCAAAACCGCACTTGAAGCCGAAGGCAAGCGGCTGGCAGACGAGCAAAAGGAAATCCCCAAGCGTATCGACGCCACGCGCAAGCGGATCAAAGATACGCTGGACGCATGGCGAGATGAAGTCCGCAAGCCGGTGGACGAATACGAGGCGGCCGAAGAAGCCCGTGTCGAGGCGATCAAATCCAACCTTGCCGAACTTCAAGGCACGGTTGACGACGCCGCACCGCGCACGGCGGAAGTCCTGCGGGATCGGCTGGGGGAAATCGAGCGCGATGAATACAGCGAGGCCCGGTTTGGGGAATACGTCGGCGCAGCCATAGAGCTTAAAGCCACGGCGATTGAGCGACTAACGGCCCGTATTGCCGATGCCGAAAAGCGCGAAGCCGAGCAGGCCGAGCTTGAAGCCCTACGGGCAGAGAAGGCCGAACGCGACAAGCGCGACCGTGAAGCGGCCATCAAAGCGGAAGGTGAACGGGAAGCAGCCGCCAAGGCCGACGCCGCCGCCAAAGCAGCGCAGGCCGCCGCCGAGGATGCCGAGCGCCGCGCCAAAGAGGCTCACGACAAAGCGATACGAGACCTTGAAAACAAGGCCGCCGCTGAGAAAGCAGAGGCCGAGAAGCGCGAAGCCAACAAGAAGCACTGCGCCAAGATCAACAACGAAGCTCTGGCAGCACTGGTCGCGGCCGGCATCACAGAAGATGTGGCCAAGTCGGTTGTGATGCTGATCGCATCCAAAGCCGTGCCGCACGTTTCGATCTCGTACTGAGGGGGCGACGATGAAGATTATCGACTGCGAGCAGAACACCACAGAATGGCACGCCGCCCGCTGCGGCCGAGTTACGGCGTCCCGTGTGGCCGACATCGTTCGCAAGACCAAGACAGGTGTCAGCGCATCCCGCGCGACCTACAAGGGCGAGCTTGTCGCTGAACGTCTAAGCGGACAGGTGTCGTCCGGCTTCACGTCGAAGGCGATGGACTGGGGACACGAGCAAGAGGACAAGGCCCGCGACTACTACGCCTTCATGCGGGATGTAGAGCCGGTCAAGGTGGGGTTTGTCGTCCACCCGACAATCGAGATGGCGGGAGCTTCCCCGGATCGGTTGATCGGTGAGGACGGGCAGCTTGAAATCAAGTGCCCCAATAGTTCGACCCACATTGCCACCCTGCTAGGGGCACCGATCGAGCCTGACTACTTGAAACAGATTCAGTGGCAGATGGCTTGCACGGGCCGGAAATGGACGGACTTCGTTTCGTTCGATCCCCGGATGCCGCCCGACATGCAAATCCACATTCAGCGTGTGCCGCGCGATCCGATCCAGATTGCGGAGTTTGAACACGCCGTCCGGCTGTTTCTGGCTGAGGTCGAATCCGACATGGCCGCGCTGGTCGCGAAGTTCAGAAAGCAAGAGGCTGCGTGATGCTCATAGAGCAGACCTTCATATCTCAGCAGCCACATCTTGTGCGAGCCGAGCACAGTGCTGTGACGCAAGTCCGCGCGTCCGCGAGTGTGGAGGCAAGCCGATTGGTCTTCCTGATCACAACCGGCTGTTACGTCGAGTTTCACGACGGCAATCCGGTGCTGGTAATCCCAGAGGGCAATCGATTTTTGCTTGCGCGCGAACTGGAACGGATCGCGGACAATGGCTTGCTCAACGACCGAGAAATCACGCCAGCCACTGAGGACGCAGAATGACCCGAGGCCAGCGCAGCACCGCCGTCCGCTTGCACAACAACGGCCGGGATATTCCCGCCATCGCGGACCATATCGGCTTCACCGCCGATGAGGTCATCACCTACCTGAAAACCCGGAAAGGCTACCCAGGCAAGATCGAGTGCGACCGGCTGCGCTACCCGGTCCATGCACGGGCACGAACGTTAGATGCAACGCAATCGTCAGCCTTTCGGGAACGAACAGAGCGGCCAAAGCCGAGCCTTCCCCGCCTCAAGTGTTTGGAGGAAACGGAATGAGCACGCCCCAGCAAATCCTCGACGGTGAGACCAAGGCTGAAGCAATCCGCCGCCTTTGGAACGAATCGCCATTGCAACGCGACGAGATCGCGGCGCTTCTTGACTGCTCGATCAATTACGTTCGCGTTCAAATCTGCGTGGCCGCTCGCCCGGGCTATAAGACCGAATGGATGAGGAGGAAGCGGCAGACTGACAAAGCCTATCGCGAACGCGAACAGGCACAACAACGCGCTCGCTACCGTGCCCGTCACAACACGGAGCCCCGCGCATGACAACCACCTCCCAGCGCGCGATAGCGGCCTCACAGGATCGCGAACCGGACCACATGAACCGGGACGACCTCCGCGAACTTTGGCGGCTGGCGGCCCTCTCTGCGGCCCGCAAGAGGGACGTTGCTGAACGGCTTGATGAAGGCCGGAAAATTCTGCTGTCCGTCCTGACAAAGCAGTTGGTCGCCGGAGGCATGGCCGTGACGAAAGCAGAGATGGAAGCGCGAGCGTCGAAGACATTTGGCGATCATGTCGAGGCGATGCACACGGCCAAGCTGGAAGCCGAAGAAGCATGGATCGAAGCCCAGAACCAAGATCGCATTTACTGGGCTCACGTCTCCCACGAAGCGACGGAGAGGGCGGAACGGAGGATGGTGCGGTGACAAAGACAAAACACACGCCGGGGCCTTGGGTTACAGGTTCATGGTCTGTTGGCGTTGAAGGCGATTTTGCGGACCATCACAATTATTGTGAGATTGCCGAGATACGCCAGCACAGCCTGATAGGTTCCGATGAAGCCACCGCCAACGCCCATCTGATCGCCGCCGCCCCTGATCTGTATGAGGCGCTGGAAAGGCTGTGCAATGCCTGTGCGGGATGGGACGTTGACGATCTCATAAAGGACGGCCGCGCCGCTCTTGCGAAAGCACGAGGCGAGACATGAGCAACCGCCCGTCCATTGCCATGCAGTTAGGAGCCCTCCGTCATTGCGTAGCCTATGCCGGTTCGCATGGGATTGGTGAGGACGTTGTTCGCAACGCTGAATTTGGCATCGCCAGTATGACATTCCTACGGGACCACCGGGACGCCTTCATTGCGTTGATGTCAGTACTGCAAGCATTTCCAGATGCAGAGTTAGAGGGGGCAGAGAATGTTGGTGAAGCAGACGAGCTTGAACACGTTCGAGGTTTCTACGTGCCGGGCGGAATGGTGGACGGCGGAGAGACTTGAGAGCGGACTTTGGCACATCGTCAGCTACCGAGGCCGAACGATGTCACCGAACGGAACCAGGGCGAAGCAAATCAGACGGGCGCTAGACAGTTATTTTGGAGGGGGCAACGATGCAGGAATTGAAAGCGGAACGGGTGAGGGTGGCCGTGGGGTGGCCGAACCCTGAGGACCCGCGCATGGTGCCGGTCACAATCCACGACATGGAGAGTCGTCGCTGCAAATTTCAGCGCGTCCCACGGGATCAGTTGGCCGTAATGAACGGCGACAGGATAGGGGAATGGATGGCCATATGGCTGCCAACCGCCGAGCAATGGACCCTCATAGACTTTGTTTCGGACATGCGGAAAGCGTTGAAGGTGGTGGCATGAACGATCACAGACCGCCGGTCGCGACTTTATTGGCTATCCCATTTCGTGTTGAGCCGGGTGAAGACGGTTCTTATGTCATTTACGTTGGCGGCCTTGGTGACGAACGCGGCCGGACACCGCGTTCGTGGGGCTTCACCAACGTTGACGACATGCTCCGGTTCTTAACCGACCAAGCCACCAAACATAAAGCGCCGGGGGCGTAACCATGTACCGTGTACCAGATCCCAAGAACGACTGCATCATCATCACGTCCCGCAACCAAACCGTCGACATCCGTAAGGTTGACGCTTTGCGATTGGGAACGGTGCAGGAGTGCGATGAGGTTTTGTTTGCCCTGAGACTGCGGATTGAGCGGATCGCCCGGCGCATGAACGAACAAGGGCTAGAGCGCGACCAGATGATCCGGTGCCGGGACGCGATGCAGTACGCCCAGACCAATCAGGAGCGGGTAAAGACGCGGCTCAAAACCTTACTAGAGGCCATACCCAAGCGGGACGTTGGCGCGGTGGCTTTCTTCGAGACCGCCAAGAAGCGGCTCGGCAAGGACGTGTTTCAGGCGATCATGCGGGAGGCAACAGGCCGATGAACGATGTTGCATTTATCTTCGTGTCGGGTGTGTTCTTCGGAGCGTGCCTGTTCGTCGCCATGGTGGGGGCGATCCTGTTCGAGCGGTGGCTGAAAGGCCCGCGCGTTCAGCCCAGGATCGTTGACCGGCCGCAGCGATTTGGACAGAGGGATTGATCGCCATGCGATTCATAGACGCCATCCTTTGCAGGCTCCACTTGTGCCGGAAGGCCCACATCAAAAAGGTTCCGACGCAATACTACTACGTGATGCGTTGCGAGCGGTGCGGCCACATCCACGATGAGGATGTCTAGAGATGGCCTACCTGCGAGATAAACTGTTGGCAAATTTTAAGCCATCGGCCACGGAAAAGCAGAAGGCGAAGGCGGCCAAGCCACGCCTAAAGCGGGAGGGCCGGGAGGGCAATTCAGAGGAGCATCTGGCCTACATCCGAAAGCTGCCATGCTGCATCACTCTCCGCACACCATGCGGAGAGGCTCACCACCTTCAAGCCGGAACCGGCGAAAGAGGAATGCAGCAGCGTTCCACCGACCGTTGGGCGGTTCCACTAACGCACGCGCTCCACATGGAACTGCATCGATTAGGTTCCAAGAGAGAGGGGGGCTGGTTCAAAGACCGGGGCATCCCGGCCCCGCTCGACCTCGCCGCCGCACTCTACTCAGCAAGCCCCGATGTCGCGAGGGGAACGAAGATCGTGCTTGAGTTTCACAAACGGGGGAAGCCATGAGCCAGTACCTCACACCCGAGCAAGCGGCGCAACGCTTGGGCTGTCGCCGCCCGAAAGTTTACGCCATGATCCGCGACGGCCTGCTTGTCGGCTATCGCTTTGGCCCCCGCATGGTCCGCGTCAAACAGGAAGACATTGAGAGGCTTGCCGCCACATGCACGATGAAACCGGCCCATGGCGTCTCGGTAAACATCGAGGACACTACGCCGCCGTCACCGGAAGCGGACCCAGCCGCCGCCGCATTAAACTCGATGAAGCAGACCCGGCGAGCGCTCAAAGCGCTGTCCGCCGTCTAAACATTGAGACCAATAAGCAGGCCGCACTCCGCAACAATACCGTCCTGTCCATCTACGATCTCTACATCAAGGATCGCACCCAAGAGGGGATTGCCAACCTCACCCGTGTCAAGGAAGTGCGCAAGGTGATCGAGCGGGTCTGGCCTACGCTGTCGCCGGCCGATCTAAGCAAAGAAGAGATCGCCCGATTCACAAGCCTGCGGCGCAAGGACGGTTGCGGCAACGCCACCATCCGCCAGGAGCTTGCCTATCTCACGGCGGCGCTGAACGTCGCCAAGCGCGAGCGGATCATTCAGTTTGTGCCCGACATCCGTAAGCCGCCCCCGCCGCGCCCGCGCGAGCGCTACCTTGAGCGGCACGAGGTCGACGCCCTGCTGGCCAACTGCCCCATGCTCTATGCCAAGCTGTTTATCGTCCTGGCCATTTCGACGGCGGCTCGCCCGAAACACATCCTCGAACTGACCTGGGATCGGGTAGACTTCAAGCACCGGCTCATCAACTTCGATGACCCCAAGCGCCACGTGTCGCGCAAGGGCCGGGCGCGTGTGCCGATGAACGACACCGCCATCACACACCTGTCGCTGGCGAAGGATCTGGCGATTGGGGAGACGGTGATCGAGGTGGACGGCCGGTCCATCAAAAGCATCCGCAGGGCCATCAAGGAAAGCGCTAGGCGGGCGGGAATGCCGGACGTGTCCCAATACGTCCTCCGACACACGGCGGGCGTCTGGATGGCGCGCGCTGGCGTCGACCTCGCGCGCATCGCGGAATATATGGGGCACGCTTCGGTTGAGACCACGCGAAAGCACTACGCCAAGTTTCACCCGGAGTATCTTCGGGATGCTTCGCAGGCGCTTGACCTAATAAGGTTGCCGGTGGGTACGGCAGTACCAACCACCGAAAACGAAGCAGCATCAAAAGATGAATAAATACAGCACGAAACCCTTTGGCTGGTCACTAAAAGCACTATAAAATCAAAGGGAGATGCTGATTTGTAATCAGGGGGTCCTCGGTTCGAGCCCGAGAGTCGGCACCAACCTTTTCAATAACTTACCAAAGAAGTGTAAGGCATCCGGCAGGTACGCCAGTACCTCGCCGGATCGGCTTGCAGCGGATAACCCCATTTGGAACCCCAGCAGAGGTGCAGATGAAAGCATTGAGCGACACACCGACCCAATCGACACGTCCTCACGGATATGTCGATGAAACACAAAAACAACGCCACATCCGCTAGGACATGGCGCACGCCGGCAGATACGGGGAGAGGCTGCTTTCCCTTCCAAGGTCAGAATTGAGACGTGGGCACAACCACATCATCCGGCGTCTGGGGTGCGTTGCGGTCAACTCGATCCGCTGTGATCGCATCCCATATCGCTTCATCGATCATTTGCGTTAGGTCATCGGCTTCCTCATCGCTTATCCGCTGCCCCATCCGCCACGCACTCACAACTCGTTCCGCTCTCTCAATCGGCAACATGTTTTCCTCCTATGGTTTACAGTAGACTTCCTCAAGCGCATCAAGCGCCGACATATCCATGAGCGGCGGCATCGCGCGCCACAGCGACGGGGCGTCTGCATACTCCCAGCTATCCCCCAGCCAATCGGCTGACGGCTTGTTCGTCATGTGGTGCGGCTCATCCCAATGGCTTGAGCCTCGCGATCTGGACCCTACGTAAACGACAAACCCGACAACTCGGTCCGTGCGGTCGCCGTCGTCATTGACCGCAAGCATCGCGTGCCACAACAGCAAATCGCAATCTCGTGGCGTCTGGTCCGTCACAAACTGCCACCCGTTCGACTCCATCGACTGCGGCAGCTTCGGCATCTGCATGTCGCTCATCTTGCCCCTGCTTTCTCTTCCAGCTAGTTGTTCAGTTTCAGGCCGAGCACGTCGCGCATTTCTGGCGATAACTCTTTCGCGATGCTCTGCCCGCTGGCGGACTTCGCCCACTCGTCGCTCTCTTCCTTCGTCGCGTCGAAATCTCCGTTCGCGACACGTTCAGCAATGGCGTGCAAGCCGTACTGGCGGCACAGCCGGTGAAGCTCCGTGATCGGGCAGGCGTGCGTGTCGGCGTAGTCGGTGAACTCACCCGTCGCCGCGCGATCTGCCAGCTTGTGATGTCGCGCCTCTGTTGCCACCGCGCGAATGGCTGCGGCTTGCCTCTCGGCGGCGGCCTTCGTGGCCGGTCCCCATTGAATGCTCATGACGTTTCTCCAGGCGGAATGATCTGCCAGTCGAAGCGGTTCTTCGTCCCCTCGACCTGGACGGTAGTGTGTTGCGTCAGACGCATGTGTAGACGACCAGAGAACAGCAGGCGCAAGCGATCCGCCCATCCGAAATGCAGTCGGCTTTCTGTGACCGTCCAGCCGTTCATGCCCTCGACGCCATCCGGATCACGTCCCAAATGATAACGGTATCCAAGCCGCCTCCACATGCGCTCTCGCAACGTTGGGACGTGGTGAAATGCGCCGTTCTGAACTGCTTCCATGAAAGTCTCCTACCTCTGCCTGCGTCGGCCAGGGCCAACTGTGTAATCCTCAATCGTCGTGTGGCTCACGCCAAAGTGCTTGCCGATGGTGCGGAGACTGAGGCCGCGCTTGCGCATGGCCTGAGCTTCCTTGATTTGCTTCGGCGTGAGAAGCCGCTTTGGCCCGAAACGCACACCCCGTTCCATCGCCGCCCGAACGCCCGCCCTTGTGCGCTCCCGGATTAGGTCACGCTCGAACTCGGCTATCGCGCCCATGACGTGAAAGATCAGCCGCCCGCCCGGCGTGGTTGTGTCGATTTGCTCGGTAAGGCTGCGGAAACTGGCGCCAGCCAGTCGTAGCTGTTCCATCCTGTTCAGCAAATCGGTCAAGCTGCGGGCCATCCTGTCGAGCTTCCAGACAACAAACGTATCGCCAGGGCGCAACTCATCCAAAGCCCACTCAAGCACAGGCCGGTTCGATGCCGCACCGCTCACCTTTTCCTCGTGGATCGCGTCGGGATGTACGCCCGCGCGCTTGAGTGCTTCGACCTGCATCTCTAAGTTCTGCTCTATGGTGCTGACGCGGGCGTAGCCGATCAATGTTCTATCCGTTTTGGTTGGTACGCGCGCCATGCTGACCTATTTTGTAAACGCTGCTTGTGGACAAATTACTACAACCTTGGTTGACAGCGCAAGCGCGAAATGGCATATAGATGGGGACAACGCACGGAGGACAGCACATGGATATGTCAGCAGCAGCAACCGCCCCGCGCCAACCTCTGATCCCAGAGACGGCACGGGCTCACCCGGACTTCGCCGCATACATGGAGCATCGCTCTAGCTGTAATCGCCTGATGATTCAGGCTTCGCGGTGGGAGGACTGGTTGTCTCAGCGCACCTTTCAAAAGGTGTCTGACGACTGGGCAGCACATCCCCGCTTCAAAGAGTTTCAGCAGTGGATGCGGGATAACAAGGCCGGGGACAGCAAGCGCAACCCCGCCGCCTTCCCTGAAAACTTCAAAATGTGGCTGGATGGGGCGCGCTGGTAGCGCCCCACTAACCTTAGTAGGAGACTCCCCGGATGAGCGTGTCACCGCTGCAAATCAATTTCATGCTAACGTGCTACTTCTCTCCCGATCCGGTCGCGCAACTAGGGGAACACCATTGGGACAGCCCGGCCGGACAAGAGGCGCGCGAATGGATGATTGTGAACGGCCTAGTTGATGGCAAACACAAGGCCACCGACAAAGGGCGCGCATGGGTAAAAATGATCTGTGCAACGCCGCTCCCGGTGAAGGTCTGGCTACACCCGTCCACGGCGCAAGAATTTGAAGCTGAATTGGCGTAAGGACTCCCCCGCAATGAGTGATTTCTGGAATGGACTTGCGAAAACGATAGGCGCTGCTGTTCTTTTCAGCGCCGCCCTGTTGATCATTGCGCCGTTGAACGCCTTGCTTGGCGCGTTCGCCGGGTGGACCGTCTCCCTATTTTGGGGCGACGAGATATTGAATACTCTGCGCGCGTTTGGCGTGCCGCGCGACTTGACGATGTGGCAGCTAGGCGGTGCGTTGGGTTTTGTAAGCGCGTTTCTGCGGACCCGGACAACTGTTAAAACTGAAACGTAAAGGGAATCCTCGATGGACATGGACAAGCTGGATCGCGTTTCAGAGTTGAGCGATGAGGCTAAAGAGGTTGTCCGCTGGGGCATCATTTTGGAGGGCGCGTTGCACTTCATAGCTTCGCACATGCAGAACGTGCCAGATCATGTGCGGGACTTCGCCCGCTCGAAAATTATCAACGACGAATGATGGAAGGTATTCCCCGCCATGCCTAACGCACAAAGCCATTTATCAGTTTCGGCGCTGAACAACGGCCCTCACGTTTCCAGCTACCAACGCAACAGTTGCGCCGGTTACGTTCGTAAAGGCACAAGTAACCACACCGTCCGATGATACGTATCCACTAAGCTGAAGCCCCTGAAGACTCTGCGAGTATGTGGCGCGCACTAAGTCACCCAAGCGAGCAAGCGGAACCGAGAGCGCAAATGTCGTAGTCGTACCAGTCAAAAATCCCCCTGGCGACCATGCCGCTTGGGCCACCATGTTTTGCCCGGAATAGCTGAATTCGCTAATTGCTATAGCCGATGTTCCGATTGAATAAAGAGCAGTAGCAAATTCCTCGATTTCGTTCAATCCAACCCTTAGTTTTTGGGAATATGTGCCACCATTAAAAACATAACAGTGCGGAAACAAATACGTTCCATCAGTGGTGATTGAGTTTGCTGACACATCTACACGGCGACATTCATCCAATAATATTGCGCCGCCACCAGTATCATAATTAACACCGTTTTTAGTTGTCCGACCCGGCACCATATAGTTGCAATCAACCGAAACGCCGATCGCGTGCCTACCGCTGACAGCATGCCAGCCAGGATTAACAATCGTGTTATTGTAAACTGAAATGTCGCGGAATGTATGCGCGGGATGCGACGCTAACGCAGTCGTAAACAGAACACCGGCCCGCTGTGTCGTGTCGGCTACTGGGGCCTGCTGCACCAACGGTAACGCCGCATTTAGTGGGTCAAAATTTCTAGCTGCATCGATTATAATATTGTTATTTATTTTAATGCGCTTGGAGTTATCGTACCACCCTGTGGGGCCATCGATTTCCACATTGACGGCTGCATACCATGTGTTTTTACAAAAATTACTATGGAAGTTGACATCAGCAATACCACCGAAACCGGCGCTCTTTGCGTATGTGTCAGCCAAATGATTGTGGTGAACTCTATAATCACCCACATATCGGTTATCTAGCGCCCACGGTGAGTTATAATAGTGGCGCGCAAAAAAACAATCGTCGTGCGCTCGCGTCACTTTATTGTGACACACTTCAATGTTGCTTAAGCAGTCGTCAAGCAGAATACCCGTATCAGTAAGGTCTGACACCGTATTCCCGCGCAAGACAACATCGGAGGCAGCATATACTATTATAGGCACATTAAAGTTTTTAACAGTAGCACCTTCCACAAGAACACCGGCTTTTTCTAGCCCGAGCGCCGGAGTAATTCGCCGGTTGCCCTTACCGCCGATGACAATGCCGCTGTAATATGACGTTCGCTGCGGCGTTGGATCAGACGCATACGTGATGGTCTTAGAGCTGTTAAGGATCAACCCGCCAGTGATGGCGACGTTGTTGCCCTCAAGAACAATGGCCCCGTTGCCAAATGCTGGTGCGCTAGATGGGTCAAAGTAAACTGTTGTCCCTGGCTCAAACCAAAGCTCAACATTGTCGGCCAAGTCACCAGCCGTTAGCTGGTTCGTGCCAATCCGGTCTCTGATCCTGTAGCTAACGGAAGGCTTGGGAAACGCCAGTTTCCCGCCTGTCGTCTTTACAAGGTCAAACGCGGCTTGAATCGCTGTTCGGTCGTCTGTCGATCCGTCACCAGTCGCGCCAAACCACCTCACATTGACGGGTTTGTCATTCGCTCGCACCCAAGAACCAGATGACGACGCCACAGCGTTGGCTTTGATGTAAACGCCTTCCGATGTGTCAGCCGCTATCTGTGAGCTATAGTTTCCAGTCCTCCACATGAACATCCCTTCGCGGCCTACCTCAGTCAGATAGGCGGTCTGGAATGATGCTGTGTTGAGGGCTTTCAGTGCTGTCCTATCGACACGAGGCAAAGCTGTCGTGATGACGCCAGCAGCGTTAGCATATGACGCCGCAAGATCAGCGGATGCGTCGGCTTCTGCTGCTTGGGCTGTGGCGATCCCGGCTTGAGTTGTCGCAATTCCGGCTTGAGTTGTCGCTGTTGTTGCGCTGGTCGCCGCACTCGATGCACTAGAAGCAGCCGCAGAAGCCGATGCTGCGGCAGCGAGTGCGCTATTGGCCCCCGACTGCGCTACCGCAATGGTGATGTTGCTAACTCCAATCACTGGATCAGTCGCGGTAAATTCGTACTCTCCAGCACCTACAGAGCCGGAGTGAACATAAACCCGCGTCCCCTTCACGATGTCGTCGGAACCGCTGCAATCCTTCCGCCGCTGCCATAACCCAGTGCTGGCGATTCTAATGCCGTTCAGTTTTTGGTCTGATTGGTCCTTGACGAGTACCGGATCGCCCTCTGCCAGAGATACGCCGTCAATGGTCTGCAATCCAGACAGCGTAATGTTTGCCGTGGTCGCAACTCGGCATGGAGCCTTGTGCGCCAGCGAGCCCTTAGCCCCGCCAAGCCGATCAGTCTGCGTTGACATGGATTAGTCCTTCTTGGTCACGGTTGCGCGCCAGGGCTCAAGAACTTCTAGGCGGCGGTTGATCTGTTCGATTTGCTGTGTTCGCGTATTGTTCAGCATTTCCTGCTTGGCCAGGGTGGTGGCGTTTTGGTTGCCAGCGACGTACAAAATCCCAGCCACCGTCATCGCAAAGAGAACGAATAGGTCTTTGACTACTGCCAGGGTTCGCCCCATGTCGAACTTCGGCGCGGCGTCCATCTTGTCGAACTTGGAGCCGAGCCCGATCAGAGCGGTGTTGATTGCTGAAAAACCCTGATGCACCTCAGACTTTAACGTCCGAACTTCGCTGCCAAGATGCTCAATCGCCGTATCGTGCTTGGCGAGGGTCTGAATCCAATTTGAGCTATTTGGCATAGGACTTTCCCCGTCCCCAGGTGGTATCTTCTTCATGGCGTGTTTCGCGGCTCCTATCTGCTGCGTCTCGCGCAAGTCCGGCCGGAGTGTTGAGGCATTCCGGCCGGGCGCTCATTTGTTTGCCGCCTTAACGACGGTACGGGCGTACTGCTGTAGACCCCGTGTCTGATCCCCACGGCGAGCGGCGCACTTGCGTAACGCTGCGTCGTAGTTGGCGCGCACAACCGGATCCCCGTCTTCTTTAGGATAGGCCGGAAGGCGGCAGGGGGCCGCCATGAGGCGCTTAGAGGGGGGCTTGAGGTTAGCAACGTCGACAGGTGGCCCACCGCATCCTGCGAGAAGCAGACAGGCGGCCATGGTTGCGAGAACACGTGTCATTGAATGGCCTCCAAGGCTTCGCGTGTAGACTGGGGTAGCGAGCACTCTTTCGAGCACTTGGCGCGCACGGCCGGGGTGATGTCTTTAAGCGTCTTGGTCACATCAGCCGCCGCCTGCTCGCGACCGGCTTCCAACTTGGCGAGGGCTTCATCAAGGGCGGCATTCAAGCCCGTGATCTGCTCGTTGATGCGTTCCCGCTCGTTGGCAATCTCTATGTCACGGCGCTTGTAACCGTAGCCGTCACCGACCCAGAGACCGAGCATGTAGCTGCCAAATCCGACGCCTACACAGAGGAAGGCAGCCTTGATGTAGAGCCCGAAAGCGAACGGGTTTGGCATGGCCACGAATCCTACGGGTTGAGCGTCAACGGCGACGACTTTGCCGGGAGGTATCGGCAGGAGATCGGCCGGGACATCGGCGGCACTAACCAAAGGTTCTTTGGTTGGTTCACTCCGCTTGGCCCACCGGAGGAACCGACCCAGCCGGTTCCACAGACTGCCCAGAAGTTCCAGCAACCAGCTTTGCAGCCCCAGAAGGTACGTACCGACCCTCTCGCGCATCCTCGACAAGAAGGTCGATAATGTTTCGGATAATGACGACGCCCACGATGGCACCGAGAACAGTGATCGCAGCCGCATGATCAGCAATGAAAATCTTGATGTCATCGAGCATCCCCTTCGCCCAAGCGAGATTGCCGGTGAGGCTGTCCGCCCCCGTGAACCCGACAACCGAAAGCCATAAGCCGTGTAAGAAGTTCTTCGCCCGCGAAAGACGCCGGGCTTTACGAGACGCCTGCACTACAGTTGTGGCATCGGCCACCGGCACCGGGACGGGATCCGGAGGACGGATAACCGGGGTGTCGCTTGGCGTATCTACCGGGGGGTCGTCCTGCCCTTCCGCGTAGGCGAGAACCTCATCCAACGGGAACAGTGGGTTGGTGTCGATCTTACGGCCCGGCGAGATCATCCAGTGGGTGACGATCTCATTGCAGTCCGGGTACTCCTCCATGAGCGCCCGGCAGAGCTTCTTGACCGCTGCGACCTGGGCCGGGGGGTACGCCATCCAAAACCCGTCGCCATGCTCTTTGGTCTTCCGCTTCGTCAGAGGCTCATCGGTTGCCTTACCGAACCATGCCCGCCCATCTGCCGACAGCTTGCCGGGGTTGACGATCTCAATCCCGATGGCGAACGAGTTGCAGAACCGGCGACCCTTCCAGACAGATTGCCCAGCATGAAACGCGCGGCGATCCGTGCGGACCATCTGCGTTATGGTCCCGTCCAATTCGACCACGAAATGGGCCGATGTCTTGCAGCCCTTGCTGGCGAACCAGTTGACGGACGAGAACTTGTCGAGCCGCCCGGCCGTGTCATGCACGACGATCAGGCTAGGGGTCAGAGCCGCCCCCGATGAGGTGGCAGGGACAAAACGAACGCCAGATAGGCGTCCATTAGTGATTTGCATGGACGCCTCCAGAACGCAAAACGGCCACCCTGTTTCCGGGGCAGCCGTCGCTATGTTACGGGTTTAGCCTGATTTGCCTCGAAACGCAACTTTCCGCTTGACAAATCGGTTCTACGGGCCGCTCGGCGTAAATGCCTCACGCTCTTGGCCTACCCCGTCCATCCATCCGCCCTCGGTGTCCTCATCCGGTTCTGGGAGAAATGGCCGTCCGGCTGCTGAAAACTCAAGATCAGCCGCCAGATCGTCGGATACTTCCATCGTCGGGTTTGTCTCTACTGGACCACCAAGGCGCATCATTCCGGCTGGACGGCTGACCGGCGCATCATCGGGTTCCCAGCCCTTGGCGTCCGCGACAAACTCACTCAAATCTGCCTCGGCGCCCTTGGCCAGAAGTTCCTCCCGAGCCCCGGCCCATGCCCGGCGAACGCCCTCGAACGGATAGACCTTGTTCCGGCCCTTGGTCAGCCGGAGCGCTAATTCCTCGGCAACCTCGGGGGCGGCGGCTTCAAGCTCCTTCATCAAGCCATCGGTCGGCATGATGTCCTTTTGTGCCCAGCCGGGGAGACCGACCGCCACCAGGGCGTTCCGGGCTTCCCGCATGGACAAGTCCTCAAGGATCTCATTGACGATCTTCTGCTTGGACGGTTGCAAGACGATCTCTTCGGCGTCGTCCCCGGCCTTGTAGATTTCTTTGGAGGTCATGTTGCCCTTGTAGAGCCGTCCCAGAACCATCTCTTTCCGGATTCCGGACATGGCCGACATGACCTGCTTGGCCCGGTTGAGGGGGTTGATGTCCTGTTCCTTTTCGGCAAACTCGACCTCAAGGATGGCATAGGCCCTCTGATCGTCAGAGACGTTGGCCAGGAGATCGCGGGCTTCAGCCCCACGGCCTGAGTTGCGCAGAGACTTGTAGCCTTCGGCGGCAGAGGTGTATTCGCCGCCCTCGTTTTTCATCTGCTTCCAGAAGGTCTCAGAGGATAGAGACCCACGGCCGGCGCGGCGGGTGAACCGCGACAGGATCACAGTGTCCTCGAAAGACTTATCTGCGCGCGGACGATCCGACACGCCGGGGAGCGGCCCACCCAAAGCCTCGTTGGCCATGGGCAGAACGGCATCCGATACGGTCTGAATGTCCCGCCCGATCGTCCCGAGCAACCCACCCATGAGGTGGTCGACCTTCTGCGGCGACATACCGGTAATCGAGCCTATCATCCGACCCATCTCCGACGTGTAGGCGCCGAACTGTAGTTCCGGTGGGAGTTTGGAGAGATCCATCGGGACAATCTCACGGTTCCGGAACGTATCGATGCCCGTGACCATCTCATAGTAGAGGTTGGCCACATTGACCTCATGCGGCGGAACCATGGTGTGCTTGAGCGACTGCATGAACTTCTCGCCCGCACGTGGATCCTGCTTCACAACCCGATCAAACGCGCCCTCGAATATCTGCGAGAAGATGGCGAGATCGAACGGTTTCGGGAAACGATACCACGTATCCCCGATCTTAAAGAACCAATGGGTGGCCTTCATGTAGTCATTGAACTCTTCGTATTCTTCGTCGTCCTTGTAGAGCATGGACAATGTTAGTCCAATCATCCCAAGCACAACCATCTTGTTGAACGTGCGCGCGGCCATCGGGAGGCCCTTGCGCTCGGCCACTGACAATGGCGTGCCGTTCGTGGCTTTGATGTACGGGGTAATCAGAGCCCGGTATCCGGTGAACGCATCCCGCTCCCCCGTGAAGGCGCGGCGGGTTGAGTCGAGACCTTGAAGTGCGGCATTGAGGAACGCCACAATCCGAGAGACTTCCATCGTCTTAGACCCGCGCCGTGAGAAGTCGATCACGTCATGGGCGGCATAAGCGGCCTCGAACGCGGCTTCCTCTTCCGACATCCCGTCCGCCTTGGCGCGGTTGAAGGCCGCTTCAAAGTGACCAAACCGCGTCCCGGCTTCCGTGATCTCCATAGCCTTAAGCGAACGCTGCCAGACTTGCCCGATGCCCGACTTGGCCGGGACCGCAAAGAACCCCTTCGTCCGCAGCGTCAGAACGTCGTGCTTGTTGGCCGCCTGATCGATGAGGTTGGCGTCGACACCACCCATGAGCCCGGCGAATGCGGCGTACCGCTTGCCGACCGCATCACTGGTCAGTGCGCTCTTGAGCCCCTTCGCGCCCGTGACAAACGGAACGAAGTTGTCGGACAGAACCCACGTCGACAACTGGTCTCTGAGGTAGTTCACCAGCACGTAAGACGGGGCCTTCGTAATGCCGGCCCGGAGCGCCTGAGTGCCAAGCGCTGCGGCATCGACAAGCGGGTTAGTATCGTTGGAGCCGAACGCCTGGAAGCCCTCAAAGATGTCCTTTGCAATCTCATTGTCGCCCATGCGGATGGGAATCCGCTGGCCACCTTCCCAGAGGTAAACAATCGGTTCACCGGCTTCAGAGATGTCCGTCGACTGGAAGATCGTTTTAGATGCTTCCCCGTCGAACAGGAGATCGATGGTATCAAGCAACATTTGCTGATCGTCCATCGACAGGCCGGACTGCATGGCGGTGAGGCGCATGGTGTCCCGCATCTCGTTTTGTGCGTCTGCCAGGAGGCTATCCCGATCGGCCTTGTCGAGACCTGTCCGGGCCAATGCTCCACGCAGCGGCTTGGCGAGGCTCGCCACGTCCGCCACCCGGATGCGGGTTGCCTTCATTTGCTTGGCCGGGATCCGCTCGGCAATCGCTCCACCGCCCGGTCCTGCTGCACGCGCCACCCGATCCATGGCCCCGATCACCCGATTCATTTCAACACGCTGCTGTGTCGCGAACATATCTTGGGCGATGGTTTCGAGCGGGTTGATGAAGTCCCGTGTCGAGCCCTGGAAGCGATAGATCAGGCGGCGCTTGTTCGCGTTTGAACTTCCACCAAGCATCGACGGTGTTCCGGCGTCCATGATGCGGTTCAACGGGGTGTAGTCCACCCGGTTGCGGTATTCGTCAAACTGCTCTTGCGTCAGGAACCCGGCCTCGAACTTGTATCTCAGAAGCTCTTGGCCGAACCGATACATGGTCTGTGCCGCGCGCTTGAACTGCGGGTATTCCTTTTCGAGTTGTGCCGTCGACTTCTGCCAGACATCCCGCGAGATGATCGTGTCGGGGACGTTCTCCAATTCCCCACGATCATACCGGCTAAACTCTGCCAGCATCCGGCGACCGATCAAGTAAGAGCCGAACATCTCGGCCATGTCGTCGTTCCACTGGCCCCGGCGAGACCCGCCAAAGGCTTCCGTGAGCGCATCCCAGTAGGACGGGCCGGATGGATCGATCTGACCCTTGTGGACGATGCCGAACTGCAAGGCCGCCGTGGCGTGCGTCTTGGAGTGTTCTGCCAGACGCCAGAGCTTGTAGGGATCGTGCAGGGCCTTGACCACGGCCCGCTCGCCCTTGCCGAGCTTCACGCCGGAGTTTTCGACGGCCTTATCGATCAGGAATTGAACCGCCTTTTTCATCGGGTGACGGGCATCGAACGCGGCATGGTAGAACCCATAGAGCCGATCGCCCATGGGCCGCCAGATTTCGCCGGAGAAGCCCGAGATCATCGCGGCTACCTGATTGCCGTCGCCTGTCCGTCTCGCCGTCTCCGCTGCAATGCGGCCCGCCTCTGCGGCTTCTGAGAGACCGAGGCGGATGGCCTCGATAAATCCAGGCTGTACCGTCGATTGCACGCGGGCACGGACGGCCGAGACCGGGGCGGCCTTGGCGAGCGCGCCAACGCCTTCCTGCACCATTTGGAACCGGGTGAGCATTTCCGGCTCGGCTGCGTCCAGCATGTCCTCGAAGGCATCGTAGAAGCCACGGGACAGAGCTTGCGCCTGTTTCGGGTTGGTCAGGTAGATGCGGAACCACTCGGCAAACCCTTCCGACAATTCGACATCTGTCGGCGGGATGACGACACGTGGCGTCGGCTGGCCTGATTTGGAGAAACGGGTTGCGGCATAGGCCGGGGCGGTTGCCCGGTCGACCGGCATCAGGTCGAGCAACACAGCATCGGCGCGATCGGCTCCAAAGCGGCGGACCAGGGTTTCACGATTGCCCCCGGCGACGCTCTGGAACTGCTCGTACATCGGGGTGATCTGCTGGAACCGGGCTTCTTGCTGGCGGGACCGGGGGCGGGATTTCAGAACCGCAAGCTCTGCTGCCAAGGTTCGCATCTGCCGCTCGGCATCCACCGATTCGATGGCAAGCCGGATAGAGTCCTGGTCCAGTTCGATGCCGGAGAACCCGGTTTGCGGGAACATCGGCACCGGAGCGTTAGCTGCCGGGGGTACGGTCAAATCCTCGGCAAACTGCGTCTTGATCGCGGACAAGTCATCGCGGACAGAGGCGCGGATTTCGAGCGCATGGCCGCCCTCATGGGCAAGCGTGGCCATATCGTTCTTGAGCGCAAGCCGGACCACGCCCGTTGCGCGGTTGGTCTGCCCCATCATTTCCCCGCCCATCTTGCGGGCGGCACGCTTCATGTCCGGATCGAGACGGCCCTGGCGTGCCATACCTTCAAGATCGAGGGCTTTGACAGTATCGGCTACGACATCAGAAAGCCCCTTCTCAGGGGCTTCGGTTTCGCTGTTCGGATACTGCGGGTTGGTGCCAATACCTAGAGGCTGGTAGTTGCCCCACTTGGCGAGAGAGGCAAGGATGTTGTCGGGAAGTAAGCCCGTATCTCTCCCCCCTGCTAGAGAGAACATGAGGTTTGCACTATCCGACTGTGCAGGGTCAAAGGCAGCATCTACGCTGCGGATGTTTCGGGTGTCTAGGACGACAAATTCCTCATCCTCTCCACGGCGGTTCTTAACCGCTATGCTGTCATAGCCTGCATCCTTGAGCGCCTGCGTCCACTCTGCCGTCTGCCGGAGAGACAGCCCGTCTCCCGCCGTTATGGTCGTGTCCGCAGATGGGAAAATCGCCTCGATCTTGGCGATCATGTTAGGGTCGCGATCATCAAACACGAATGTCTTCTTGGCTCGAACGTAGAACATGCCCACAGGGCCGTAGCTTTCCGCCACCTCTGGCAATGCAGAAAGGTAGATCCCGTTTCCGTAGAGTCCTTTACGTGCCGACCCGACTTTTTCTAAATCAAACGCCTTAATGTCTCGAATGTTGTCATCGCCACGGAAAAACACGCGCGAAGTGTCAAATCCCATGCTCTGGGCGCGGTGACGTTTAGCCGCCTGCGACATATCTAGGTTGTTGGTTTTTGTCGTGGCTTTACCAGACTTGGCGTCGCGCGATGGTTGCGCCTCTCCAAACACGTCAGAGAAATCAACACCTAAGTCTGCGCCGGATTCAAGCAGGTCTCTAGCTTTTGCATAGCGGCGTGAAATTGGCGGCATAGAGGTTTTGTAACGCTCTACAAACTCTTGCAGAGACGCCATAGCCTTGTCTTTATTTCCTTTCTCTGCCAAATGACGCGCCGCTACATGCCTCGGGTTGACTGGATCGTATGCAATAGAAGGAGTCGGCGCTCTCCCCAGTTCTTCAATTCTTCTATTGAGTGAGTCTACATAGGATTGGGGGAGGGGACCGATAGAGGCCGCCCCACCATTCGAGCGCAGGACGATTTGATCGGACTCCGCAACATCATAGTCAAGCCACGGGGGGCGGGCGCTGCGCTCATCTGCGGTTAGGCCTGCCCGCGCCGCTGTTGCACGAGCTTCAACCTCGCCTGCCAGTCGATTGTAGATGTGATACCCACTACCGCCCATGGCCTGTTTGGAGCGCAGAGCCTCAAACGCTGCATCGTCTTTGGCCAGCGCGATGGACTTTTCGTCCATTGGGCGATCGTCAATGTCGGTAAAGGGACGCGGGTCTGACTGATCGGCTGCCCAGTCCCGCCGCCATGCCACGTATTCATCAACCCCCATCTTGAGGTGAGCGGCGGCGCTGCGTAGCTCGCTGGCCTGGACAAAGCGCCGAGCCTGTATGCCGGTCAGCCGTTTGGTCGGCCCCTTGGTTGACAGATTGCCACCAGCGGCAAAGTCTTCGCGATCCTGAATGCCATGCTGGATTTCATGCAGAAGAATGCGCCGGATGGCTGCTGCGTCAGGCCCCTCGGCAAACAATGTTTCGCCCGGTGCGCTCGATTGATACCCGCTTGTGCGCTCCGAGAGGCGCGTTCTCGCGCCAGAGGCTTGCATATCGGGGTATGCCTCGAACACGCCAGAGGCATCGATCACGTCCACAAGATCGCCAGAACGACGACCAGTCAGCGCGGCCGAACTGTCATCAATCTCAAACCGCCACTGGCCGTCAACGCCACGGAACCAGCCCGTCGACTTCCAGATCGCCTCGCGTGGTTGCCCGTTGACCTCCATCTTCTGAGCGTCTTCAAGTGCGGAAAGGTTTGCTGTTAAGGCCGAGGGGCCAGCGAACGACGCCATGACGTTCTCAAACATACCGCCCGGCTGCTGCTCTGCCTCTTGTGCAGCGGAAAGGATCTCTGCCTTTTCTTCTGCTTCTACAGGTTGGCCGTTGACTGAGACAATCTGGACAAGGTTCTCATCGAACACGACTAGGTTTCGGTTGCCATCGCCACGGGCGCGCGAGTCTGCGTCAAGATAGCGAACTCCGACCACGCCAGCGGCTTTTAACTTCTCAGCCGCTTCGACAGGATTTTTTGCAAGCAAACCGTTCATAAAGGCTGGCCCAACGGGTTGCCCCTTGGTGACGACCCCCTTCCACTCGTGCGGGCCTTGATCCCATCCATCTCCTAAAATGGACTGCATTCGTTTGTTTACAAAATCGCTTTGCTCGGCGAGCGGCTTATCCCAGTCCAAGAAGCGCTCTTCGTCAGCATCAATGCTAACCTCGTACAAGTGGCCGGGGGGCTCCATCACGTACTGCTTCGACAGCTCGGCGTGCCGACGATCTTCTGGCGAATTTGCAAAGATGTCGTCAATTCTTTTTAGTGCAAGCTGCGTGTCACCGTTTGTAAAATCAAGCGCTTCCTTGGCCTGATCCATTGCAGCATGATTTCTCGGATTATTGCCAAGGCCGAGATGTACTCGATACCACTTCGCTATGCTTTCAGATTCAGCAAAATAGAACCCGTATCCATAGGCTTGCGCTCCTTCTCCGGTTCCGATCCGATCCATGCGGAACTTGCGGAACGAATGCGGTGAGCCATGGTAGGCCCGGATGGCAAACATCAGGCCCTTCGGAACGAACGTCCCTCCCATTCCCTCAAGTGCTGGATCGCGCTTTCCGATGGCCCCTTCATCTATAGCCTGAAACACATCCTCTACAGTCTGGAAGCCTAGACCTCTGAGGGCGTTAGAGAGGCGTTCAAGGAACTGCGCAATCCGGTCAACGATGGCGTCGACCTTCGTTCCGTAGGACTGGCCACCCATCCGTTCGGATACCAGAACCGCGACGGCCTCTTCATCCAGCAAATCTTGAAGGATTGCTTCATCCCAAAGGTTGATGGATTGGAGCGAGGCCACCCGGTCTACCGGATCGAACCCAAACATCTCGACCAGCTTTGTCTCAACGTCCGCCCATGGCAGTTTCACGAGATCCACAAACCCGCGACGGGTCAGCATCTCTTTGGCGACCTTGGCGGCGTAACTCTGGCGGTACTCGACCAGCTTGTCCTGGCCAATGTCGGAACGGACACGGGCCTTGTTCGCCGCTTCCGTCAGGAGCTTCCATTCGGCGTCTGTGATGAGCCCCAGATCTCTCAGGGCGTGGATTTCCTCATGCCGGATCGTCGTCAGTGCGTTATCGAGACCGCTTTCTAGCGCAATTTTGATGAGCTTCCGGCCGCTGTCGTAGTAGCCGTTCAGTTCATACTTGCCGATCTGGATACGGTTCTGAACCTCAACCTGAACGCCCTTATCCTTGATGCGCTTTGCGATCCTGAGAAGCTCGGCCTCGAACTCGCCGCGCTTGGCGTCAAATGCCGGAGTTGTGACTACACCCGGAGCGTTGACGCCGATGCGGGCTGCAACGTCGTCACCGAAATAGACATCCCGCTCCATCCGCTCCCGGTTCGCCAGGGCTTCAGGATCACGGGCATTCCAGAATGCCTTGCCATCTTCTGAAAGGGTTTCGACAGGTGGCGGGAGGAAGCGGACACCCGTCGTCGCGATGTCGCGCTCGATCATGTCGAATACCGTCGTGGCAATGCCCCGGCCCTGGTATTCAGGATCGACGCTCATGTTCTGCACTGAAACCGCAAAACCGTCCGGGGCCGCATCGGTGCGTAGATAGAACCGGCCAATCTGAGTTTCATCAGCGGCCGACATTGTTGGAACCACCTCGCGTGAGGTCCGGGCACGTCCGCGATGGACGGTATAGGTCAGCGTGCCATGGCCAGCACGGGTTTCCACCCGGTATTCTCCCAGGATGATACGGGGAGGGATGGCCACCATCTTGAGGTTTTGGGTGAACTCGAACCAGTCGTTGACTGCACGGGTAGTTGCGAGCGACATCATCGCATCTTCTAGCGCGACATCCTGTCCACTTGCCTTGCGATTTTCTCCCGTTTCGCCTATATTCTCAGTGGAAGGAGACCCCGCCATGAGATACTTCGATTGGGATGGTTCGCCCGCAGTGGTGGAGGCCGACAAGGCAGCGGTGGTCAAGTCTGGCGACTGGTTGCTTGCGAGCCCTGAGCCCATACTCCGTGCAGCCTGGAGAGAGGCCCCCGAGGTCTCGCGCGACGAACTCTCGGCACTGTACCCCGCCGCCGACCTCTCGGCCGCCGAAGCCTTGCTGACCGCCAACTCCTGAAAGTCCATCGGCATGTCGGCAACGACTGTCGCGTAAAGCTCCCTCTGTAGCGCCTGTAGACGCGCCTTGGTGTCGTCATCGACGCCCTCGGCGCGTTCTTGTTCATAGAGCTTATGGCCGCCCCGGTTTTCTTTGGCGTCATACATCCCCGGTGGCCACATCTGCAACTCGGCCACAACGCCATTATCGAGGATCACCATCAGCTTGCGGTCAAAGTAGCCGGACGGCGTGACGGCCCACCCTTCATCCACGATCGCGAATCGCTGCGCCAAGGCATCCACCATGGCATCGGAAACCGCCCGCGACGGCACGGTGAAGCCCGCTCGCGCGAGGTCTGTCAGGTTCCAGGCTTCCCGGCCTTGCAGCTTTTCTTCGGCTCGTGCGCGGCCCTTCGGCCCTGGATCGGCAATCGGGACGCCGAACTGATCGGCAATCTCTTTGGCAAATGCGGTGAGTTGTGCATGAGCCTCAACAGCGCGGGGGTAGAGCGCTTCGAAGTCCGCGTCGCCCTGTGATTTCTTGATCGCCAGTTTCAGATCGCGCCAGTCCTTCGGATCGAGCCCTTCGGACAGGACCGGCTTGCCCGGCTTAGGCATCAGGTCCGCTGCGTTGACCGGCTTCCGGTTCAGTTCCGTGACAACCGTTTCCAGTCTCTTGCGCTTGTCTACGAGCTTATCTGTCTGTGGGAACGGCTTAGGTGTTGCCGCTTCCTGCATCTTGGGAAGGGTGTCTTCGTCGCGTGCGATGTCGGCCGACACCTTTGCCGCGTAGGCCGGAACACCTGTCAAAACCCGAACCCAACGCTGGATCACCTGTCCGGGGTCCGCATCCTCTCCAAGCACAAATGCCTGATCGGCTTGGTAGGTGGCCGTTCCCTCGATGATCGGCATGACTTCAACGCCGCCGATCGTCTTTTTAACCTCGGCCCGCATCGCAAACGATGAGATTTCGCCAAGGTCAACCGTAGTCTTATACCACTGCTGGCCAGCCCCTAAGAGATAGCGCTTGACGAACTCGCCTGCTTTCTTGCGGTCATCGACAACCGTGGGCTTGCCCGTGGTTTCCAGTTTGACCTTGAAGGCATCGCCCCGCATGTCTTCAACGCGCGGAACGTCCTGCTCGTACTGGACGTTGAACGCCTTGAGTGAGGCGACCTTATCTTGCAGGGCCTTGGCGCTTTTCGCGGCGGCCTTCTGCGACGTGTAATGGGCGCGCTCCGCAACTTCTAGCTTCCTCACCTCCCGCTCAAGTTCGGCCCGTTCAATAATAAGCGGGTTGCCCGTGGCGGCGGCTTTTAATTCTGCGGCTTCCGGCAGCGGCGGCGTGATGTCCTCCATGTGGCGAACACCGGCCGCACCGGCATATAACTGGCCGATAAACTGCGACTTGCGATCAAGCAACTGCCAGCGGTAGGCGTCGAAGCTCTTGACCGTGATATAGCGGAATATCCGCACTTCCTTGTTCTTGTTCCCCTGCCGGAGAATACGCCCGTCCCGCTGTTCCAAGTCTGCCGGCCGCCACGGGGCGTCAAGGTGGTGCATGGCGTAAAGGAGCTTCTGGACGTTCGTCCCCACGCCCATCTTGCCAGTAGAGCCGATCATCACGCGGATGTCGCCCGACCGCATCTTCTCAAACATCTTGGCTTTTTGGTCGTCGTTCTTCGCGTCGTGAATGAACGCAATCTGATCCTTCGGTACGCCCTTGGCGATCAGCCGGTCTTTGATGTCCTGATAGAGATTGAACTTGCCACGCAGGAGGGCTTCGGCCTCAACCTGATCCTCATCGACATCGACTTCTTCGCCTTCCTCAACCTGTCCGGCCTCCTCTGCCAGTTCCTTGCGGATTTGATCGATTGCCGACTCGGCATCGTCTTGCGGACCAGCCTCCGTCTCATTGCTGGCCCCAATCGCGGCCTTGGCTTTGCCCTTCGATCCTGGCACGCCCATATCGAGAAACACCAACTGGCCTTTGTTCGGCGCAGCGGGATCGGCGTTGCCTTCCTCCCAAATCTTGAAAATGTTGTTGACGGCCTGTGCGATCTTGCCGTTCGGATTGAACGGGGCGGACGGGTCAACCAACCGCATGTCCGTGGCAAGCTGAATGCCAGCCGTGAACAGGGGCAGGAAAGGATCGTCCTTCTCGCGCTTCTCCATCTTGGCGATCAGATCATTGATCGCGCCTTCCTCATCCGGCGACAACTGAGCCTGCACGACATCGAGCTTTCCGCCCTTCAACTCAGGACGGGGGAGCTTCAGCATTTCCGCCGTCTGCGTATCCATGACGCTACCGGCGATCGTCATCAGTTCCGGCATGTTCACGAACTCGGAGAACGATTCCGTGTCCTTGTAGTCGCGCGAGTTGGACGCCAGTTCCGACTTGGTGACGATCTTGCCGAACGTCCCGGCCCATGCGTCGAACTTGTCGATGCCGAACTTCTTCAGCGTCGGTCCCTGCAAATACCGCTGCATGGTGTAAAGCTCGGCCATGGTGTTCGAGACAGGTGTTCCCGTCATAAACACAGCCGACCGGCCGGGGCGTGACTTCTCAAGGTGGCGCATCTTCAGGAACAGATCGACCGCCCGCTTGGATGATCCGCCACCGATCCCCTTGATCCGGGTGTGCATAGTCTGGAACGGGAGCGACTTGAAGAGGTGCGCTTCGTCAACGAACATGAAGTCGATGCCCGTTTCCTCGAACACAACGCCGTCGTCTTTGTCCTCTTCGGCCACCAGCTTCTTGAGCTTTTCCTTCGCCTTATCTTTCTTGGCTTCCTTTTGCTTGTTCGTCGGGCGGCGCTTGTTCTTAACGGTTATGCCTTCCGGTTCCGCGTCGGAATCGCCGCCTGTTTCTTCGTTGAACTTCTTCCACTTGCGCATCATGTCGCTGACGGCAGATTCGTCGTCGGCGTCCTGAGCCTGCTTCATCGCAGCCTCAAGTTCCTCCATCTGCTCCCGGTAGTAGTCCTGATAGGCTTGTTTCGAGAGGCCCAACTTGCCGAACGATGAGTGGGTGATGATGATGCCATCCCACGTGTCGGCCGCGATCCGAGCCGCGAACCGCTTGCGGTTCTTCGCGTTCATCTGATCCTTGGTCGCGATTAGGAGCTTGGCGTTCGGGTATGCCTGATAGAACTCCGTCGCGAACTGGTTCAGCATGTGGTTGGGGACGCAAAATAGTGGACGTTGTATCATCCCCAATCTTTTCATCTCCATGGACGCCATAATGGATGTCCAGGTGTTGTGGGTGACAACGTAGTCATCCGTTACATACAGCTTTGTCGGATGCTCAATGGCAATACACTGCGCTTCCTTGTGCCCGATCAGATCAACCGCGACGATCGCGCGCAGAGGCTCGCGGATCGTTTTCTTGGCGTCATGCAGGGCACGATAAGCCGCAGCCTTTCGCGAAAGCCGGAACGGGACAACACCAGCCGGTAGCGTGATGTTGGCTACGTACTTCGACAATGATCCGTCAGCCGCTTCGCGCAGCGCAACGCTTGCAACCCCACCAAGGCTGCGGGCGAGAGCGGCCACATCATCGGCTAGTGTCTTCGAGTAACTTGTAAACCGGCACGAACGACCCGTTATGCCGCCATCCGTGTCCATCAACCCTTGCAGCAATCCCAACCGATCGTCTGCGTGCGCAAACTTGTACCGCTCTGGGATGAACTTCGCCCGGCTGTCCAGCCACCAGAGGCCGAGATCCCGCAGGACTTGATTGAGAGGATTGGGGCGACGACCGCCGTATGTAATCCAATAAATTGGACAGCGGCCTTCGATGACCCGGCCTTTGATTTGCGCGCCATCTGGGAACACGAACTGATCGAGGATTTCAGCGTCCTTTGTCCCGAATTGGACACTAAACTGCCGGAACGAGGCATCACCGATCAAAGCCCCCAATGTGTAAGGATCTAGCGGAAGCTCGACTTTAGGATGCTGCACCGCGCCCGTCGTGGGGACGAAGTGCATGTCATCTAGCGTTGTGCGAATTTCCGACAAGGGCCGGACCTTTGGCATCCCGCCAACGGTGTTCGGCCGCCCATCGCAACGTGCATCGCGCATACGGCCGCGCTCGCGGCGCGTCTGCGTCACCCACAAATGTTCATCGCAGCATTCCGTGACTGCTCCATCGCTGAACCGTATGCGATAGATCGGCTTCACCCCCTGCGGATACACGCCGAGCACGGTTGTTGCGGAACCGTCGCCCGCAATAACCTGATCTCCAACCCGAATGTCACCCATCCGCTTCCAGCCATCGGGCGTCAAAACCTTGGCGTCAAGAGGCTGTGCCTTACCGGACCCGACTGCATGGTTGAACAGAGCGTTGCCCTGCTTAATGACCTTCCAGATCGCGTTGACGCGGTGCGGCTTGAGATCGATCGTGAAGGTGGACCCATCGGCCGCCGTGACGACACGCGCAAGGCCGGGGAACGTCAGGTGCGAGCCGTCATGCTTCTCCTGAACGATGCGGTTGAACTGATTGTTGTAGGCCGCCTCGATCCGGGTTGCGCGGGTGTAGTCACCCCAGAGCCAGCCTTCGATACCCTGTTCGGGATCGCCGGAGAACGTGTCTTTGATGATGTCGACCTTGGCGCGGGCTTCCGCCTCCGCTTCCGGTTCGCGGATCGTCTTGCCTTCATCGTCCTTGTAGGTGATCGAGATGGTGGCAGAGTTAAGCGCGGCCTCGACCAGAGCGCCTACGCTGCGGCGCTTGGTGCCGAACTGCACTTCGCTTTCGGGCGGGAACGAACCCTCCACCAAATACCAGCGGGCCATCACATCGTCATAACGCAGCTTGATACGACGGGCTTTCAGTACGTCGGTTAGATACTGCTCGTAGACTTCCACCGGGATGTAGGGCGCGCCAAATGGAACCCGGATGTCAGCGCGTGTCAGCGGCTCCGGCTGCACCCCTGCCAGTGCCGCGACGTTGCGCTCGTAAGCCGGGTTGGTTTCCGCAGCGGTACGGGCGGTTTCAAGTTTCCCAACCACGTCACCGGCCAAGTATTCCGATGCTGTCCGGTAGGTCTCGCCAACCGGATCGAGGAACACCTGTTCTCCAAGTGCGGCGATCGCTTCCGCCTCTGTCAGCCCCAAACGATTGGCGATAAGGGAGATGTCGACGCCACCCTTTTCGTTGAGCGATACTGCGAGGGCATCGGCCGGTGACTGAACGTCCGGGGGAATGTAAGCCGAAACAATGTCCTGCGTGAAGATCGCAGCCTTTTTCGCCGTGTCGGTCTTCTCGTCATAGACCTCGACTTCTGCGACCTTGTAGGCGTCGGGATCATCCTCGAACGCGGAGATATTCGGGAACCGCTTGATGGTGATCTCTTTCCCATCTTTGCGGTTCTGCTTCGTGACGACAGTTTTCTTGATCGGGCCGTGCGCCTTGACGAATGCGTCATAGCCTTCGTTCAAGCCTTTGCGAAGCTGCCCCATGCGCTCCGGCCGGGCTTCCTTGAGACCACCCTGGATCGCCAGCATCTCGTTTACGACGTCCCTCATACCAAGGAACATTTCGATCTTTTCCCGCTGTGCGCGGGGGACGTTGATCGGCTCACCAACACCCGCCACTTTACGGTAGAGCGCCTTGCCTTTGAGGTAGTAAGCCCCGTCCTTAATCCCGTCTGTCTGCGTATCGACCGGACGAAGCTCTTGCGCCGTGGTCCCGCGCTCGGTAATCACGTTCTCAGGCAGGCCCGCCTTGACCGCCTCAATGATCTTCTCATCGAGGTTATCGGTGGGACCGATCAGGACAGGCTCGCCCTTGCCATACATCGAACCGATCAGCCGCATTTTCCCGAGCATCATGTCGGGGTTTTCGACATAGTAGCGGTTGATGGATGTCGGGCCTTCGGGGGTCTCGACCTCTTCCACATCAAGCCAAATGGGGGAGGACGAGACCGGGGCCGCTTCAATCTGTTTCCAGATCCCGGCCCGAACAGATTCCAAGTCAGCCAGAACAGCACGCGCCGCCGCTAACTCGGCATCACGCGGACTCATGCCAGAGGCAAGGTTTGCCTCATAAAGCCTCGACACCTCTGCGATGTCGTCTTCGCCCATGATCTGGTTTTTAGCAAGGCACTTAGACAGAGAGCCCATTGATCCGTTCCACGTTTGCGATCTTTGCGAGGAAGGCGGTTACAAACGCCATCACCTCAAGATCATCATCCTCAAGTTCCACGTGTGCCATGTCCGCAGGCGGGACATGACGAACGACTTCGGCAGATACGACGCACGAACCAACGATGTCGGCCCTGATTTCGACAATCCCGCCGCGCCAGATTGGAGCGGGAGACCCCTTCGTGCGCCGTCGACGGCCCGTCACTCCACCAGCAGGAACGCGATCCGTCTCAGGTGCTATAAAGATTCCAGTTAGGTTGCCGGAGACGGTCGCGACACCGGCCGCAGACCCGCTGATCGCACCCTCGACAAGATCCCCGCCAGCACCCCAATAGCGGCCCGCGAAGTATCTTGGCGCGAAATACCTTGGAGGGTTTCCGGCCATAGCTAATCGAGATCGTAAGAGACGCCGGAGCGGTTGCCGCTGGCGTCAACGGTTGCGATGATGCGATCCTTACTGTCGGCCACAGGATTACGAATGGTGACGGTCGTCCCTTCGGCCCCCGAAACTTTGCCAGCCGTCGCTGCTGCGATGAGGCGCAGGGCCTTGCGCAGCGTAAGTCCGCTTTCCACGTCCTCTTGATCCAGTAGGTATGATGAGAAAGCACTGGCCTCAAGTTCGACCGCCGGGGCAATGGTGCCAGAGAGCGCCCCGGTGGCATAGATGGTCGCCCCAACCGTGGCACCACCGGACGCGGAGCCCGACATATTGCCAAGGGCAGTGACGTTCGCGGACGCCATGGCAACGCCAGTGCTCGCCGCAGAGCCGTTTAGGGCCGCCACGACATTGCCTGTGACCGTTGCAACGCCAGCGGCTGTACCAGACCCCGACACGACAAGCTGGCCTGTAGCGCTCGCTGTGGCCACGCCTGCGGACGTTCCGGCGATGGGGCGCCCCTCCGTCACTGTAGCGGAGACTGTTGCTAGACCGCGACTCTCAAACGACGACGACAAGCCTCCCGGCTTGAGGGGCAGGAACAAGCCCTGCGTGTAACCGAATGGAATCGCGGAGATCTTGTTATGGCTCGCCATGGACACGAAGCGCGTGAGCTGCTTCGAGCCATTGATCCCGAACGACGCGCGCAAACTCCCCGCGTCGGCCGCCGTTGCCGTCCCGCCAACTCGCCGATACGGGTATTGAGCGTGCAGCGTGCCGTTCTGAAGAAGACCCATCACTTACCCCCAACCGCATTCCAAGTAGCCGTTCCAGGCGTTGCCGCTTGCGATGATGCCGCCCGCCTGCACAATGAGCCCCAGGACCGCACCGTCATAAACGCGCGGAAGGCTCGGAAGCTGCGTAAGGAGGTCGCGCTCGGCAGCAACGAACGCTGTCGTAATCGGGATCGCCGTCAGCGGCCTACAAAGCACCAGGTCTATGAATCCGGCTGACGCGGACGCGGCTGAAAACTGAGCCGACTGCACGGATAGAATACCGCTGTCCCCACCACCAAGCGGAAGCCATGGCCCGAAGTTGCCCGTGGCGACGCCTGTGTGAGACATATGCCCGGTGACGCCAGAAGCCGTATTGGAAACAACCCCGCCTAGAGAACGCCCGGCGACCGAAGCAGGGTTGGTGTAGCTCATGGCAAAGTTCTGAGCGTTGGCGCCATTGACTGCATTGAGCGAGAAGAACGCTCGCACGCCCTTGCCGTCCGCATAGCGCGGTAAGCCCAGCGTGTTATTAAGCGTCTGCAACGTCGCGAGGTTGGTCTGAATGCGCGGGTAGCATCCAAGGAGGTCGACAACATGGAGAATGGCACCGGCCGCCGTGGCAGCGTTGGCATTGGCCCCGACGTTGAGGAGGTGTTTGGTGTCTGGCGAGACATCGCCGCCGTGCCAGATACCCATTTCGCGGCACTTGGCGTCATCTCTGTAGGGGGTGAATGCGAGATCGCGGGTGACGACGATGTTGTCTACGCGGCCGGCACTGAGTGTCGTCGGGAAGGTGACGACGAGCGGTGCGTTGGCTGTCGCACCACACGCGATAGTCTCGCGGTACGTGCCGTTGGCAGTCCGCGCTGTGCCGTTGGTGCCGCCTAAAGAGATAACGACGTTGCCTGAGCCGGTGTACCCGGCGATGGTGTAAACGACAGAGTACGACGTGCCGTTCACGCAGTCTGTGTTCTGCGTGAGCGTTTCCGATGCGCCACCAGTTTTTGAGGCTGCGGTATTGACCGCATCCCACGAAATGTTGGCCGATGATGTCGTCCACCCGCCCAGGCCAGCGGTCATGAAGCCGTTATAGATGTAATTGCCGTGCGCCTGCTGGTTCTGGTCGTAACCACTCAGGTCGTACGATCGCCCGGCGGCTGCAACACCAGCGGCGTACACGTTTGTTGCCGCGTAGACTTTCGTGAAATCTTGCCGCCACGTTTTACCGGCGGTCAACTCGGATACGAGATCGTCAAATGATGCAAAACCAGCCATGTCCTCAGTCCTCTCAGTCTGATGCCCAAATTACGTCCAGAAGGCCAACGAGCGGAGCTGCCGCCCAGGACGCGCCAGACACGCCGATCAATCCAAGAAACGCGCCGTCGTAGACACGGGGCAGGCGCGGTTTTGTGGTCAGGAAGTCAACCTCTACGAAGGCGCTGTTCTCGTTGAGCGCCACCGTTGCCATAGGCTTGACGAGCACGAGCACGGCAAGCCCACCATTCGGCCCGTAGAACGTAATCGACTGAGCGTTCTTGACGCCCTTGGCTCCAGGTATCGCGATGAAGGGGCCTGTGGAACCCGCAACAGTCGGACTTCCTGCGTTGATGAGCGTCCCAATGAGGGTCGCCGTGTTCGAGACCGTGTATTGCGTGGTGCGAACCACGTCTTCAGTATCCGTGTACTTGATAGAGAAGCCCTGGCCACCGATGTAAGGATTCGTGGCCACCAGAAACATCTGCACGCCTTCGCCGTCAGCATAGTTCGGCAGATCGATTGTGTTTGAGAAGAATTGTTCGTCGGTACTGTCCATGTCGATCAGCGGGTAGTAGATCAGGTAGTCGCACAGAATAAACGTGCCGGGCGCATGTCCCGCAGACACCGATCCCATCAGTATCTTATGAAGGTGCTTGGTCGCTGGCGCGACGTTGCCGCCATGCCAGAGACCGTCTGCGAAATCAAAAGCCGTCGACGTTAACTCAACGCCAGTAAAGTAATTGGGTTTCGGTGTGCCCGGCGAGCCCGAGAGGTCGGACCAAATCCCGGCCGTCGATGCGATAGCCGGAACCTTACGAAAAAACGCGCTCCAGTTGCGCCCTTCGTCGTAGCAGTCCGTCACGAGTTGCTTAAGGCTCCGCAATCCCATTGCTTAGTCCTCCGATATGTCGATCTCTCCCGCGAGAAACTGCGGCTGAATGCCCGACGACACAGCGAGCGATGCGTTGAGCGCTCCCTTGTAGAGAACTTTGCCTGCGCCGCTGGCGGCCGTTCCGACAGAGAAGTGGGTGAGCGCTTCGGTGCCACCAGTGCACTGAGGGAACTGAACGAGCGCAGCGTTGCTGACCGCATTGCCGGAAACCGTCCAGCCGCCGGCCGTTCGTGCCACGGCGACCCGAGCGTAAGACGTGTAGGCCGACTCGTTCGTCGTCTGGGAGCCCGCTTCGGCAGGGTCGGCCGTGTGCAGCGACACGTAAAGATTGGTCAGCGGCGACGATGCGGCGTTGTCCGCGATGTTAGCAATTGCGGTAGCATTGAAGATCAGCAGCAGAAAATCATTCTCGAAGATGTTGCCCTTTGACACGGTGCGGTCTCCTACAGTTCTGTGAAGTTGAGAAAGTTGGGTGGGATGGTGACGGCGTGATCTGGCATGACCACAAACGGAACTGACAGGGGGCCGACATACAGAACTTGGCCCGCCCCGACGAGATCGAGACCAACTGCAACATGCGTGATGATGTTGCTCGATGTGCTCAAGCACGTGGGGAACACAATACGCTGGCTATTCGTGTAACTGCCGTCTGGCTTGCGAGCCCAGAAGTCCCCGGACATCACGCCGCGACGAGCGTACCCGTCAAAATCGGCTTCTGCTGTTGCTTGGTTTCCATTGGACGGGTCAGCCGTATGAAGTGACAGAACGCGCATGGGGGCACCCCGCCATGCCGGGTCTGCGCCACACAAGATCATCGCCATTACATCACATCCCGTAGCGTGACCCTTAGGCATTGGTCTCGCCAGAGATAGCGACGGCAACGATCTCCTTGATCTTGTTGTTAGCGTCTCGAATAACCTGAAACCGATAGCTGGCAGCCTTCGCTGCGGGCTGCGCGGCCGGGGCCTGCGGCTCTGGGCTTACGACTTTTGGGGCTGCCTTTTTAACAACCTCTGCCCGGATGCGACCGAGCGATCCCTTGCTCATCCTCATGCCAAGCACCCCAGAAGTTCGCGAAGGCCGTTGACCCGCTTGTCGACCATGCCAAGAGCTTTGTTGGCAGCAACACGGGCGGTCTCTTGTTCGCCATCTGCGTTCGTATAATCGATGTCAACCATGATGCTGGACAGGTCTTTTTCGCCCTCAATCCGCTTGCGCAGAAAGAGAATGTCAGTCGTGACATCTGTTCCGGCATTGGACTTAAATGCGCCCTTACTACCACCAGGGAGGCGGATAGCCCCCACCAGATCGGCCCGTTTGGCGATCTCACGACGGGCGGCCGCATTGCGCTTGTCCATCGTTCCTGCCGACGTGATGAACGCCACCAGACCACCGGGGCGAACCTTGTCGAGCGACTTCAGGAAGTAGAAGTCATGCAGGACATACTTGCCCTTGTAGACCGGATCGTAGGGTTTGCTGTCTGAGAACGGGACGTTCGAGATGGCGAGATCAAAGAACCCATCGGGGAACTTGGCATCCTGATAGCCCTGGATGCGGACATCTGTCGCCTGATACAGATTCTTGGCAATGCCACCTGTCAGCGGATCAAGTTCGACGGCAGTCCACTCGGTTGCTTCCCGCAGGCTGGCAGGGGTGAGGCCGATGAAGTTGCCCGATCCCGCACCGGGCTCGATGGCGCGACCGCCCTTGAAGCCCAGGTATTCCATGGCCTGCCACATCGCGTTGACGACATCGGGCGATGTGTAGTGGGCGTTGCGGGTGGAGTTACGGGCGGCTTCGTATTCTTCCTTGGAAACCAGCGACCGGAACTCGTCGCGTTCCTTCTGGAACTCCGGCTTGTATTCCTCGAACATATCCTGCGAGAACGCGCCCCAGCCGGTGTATTTGACCAGCACTTTCTTTTCCGCTTCGGTCGGGCCTCGGCCCTCATCCTCAAGCGTGCGCAAGGTTTTGATTGCTGCAAGGTTGGCGCGGATCTTCGCCTTTGGCCCGCCCTGCCCGATCTTGTCGTCGTCGGTGATTTGGTAGTTCAGCGTCTCGCGGTCGCGGCGCTTCTGGTCGGCGGCTTCCTTGTCGGCGGCAACCTTGGCCGCGACAGCCGCCCTCTGTTCGTCGGTTAGGACTTCGGCGGGACCAGCAACAGGTCCGCTTGCACCATCTCGCGCACCATCAGCGGGATCGATGCCCCGAACTGCATCCGCTCGCCCGTCTCCTCCGGCGATTTCGTCCACAAGTCCGCCGTCAAGTCCGCCGCCAAGCTCTCCGCTTCCAGCCCGATCGTTTCCAGATGGCTCTCCAACTGGTTGGATTGCACCAATTTCTTGTAGAAGCTGGGAAATTCCTTCTTCAAGAACTCTTCCCGCATCTTCGAGAACTGCTGTGCTGTCGGCATTGGCCTCGGGCTCCTGCTCCAATACTGCGCCAACGCGGGCGGCAATCGCATCATTATGGCGGTCGAGGATCGTCTGTAAAGCCGCCTTTTTCGTTGCAGACTTCGTGACCTTGCGGCCGACAAGTGCGGCGATCTCGTGCATTTCCGTCTTGCGGATCATCTCATCGGACTGCATCCGAGAGATCACGGCGTCCATTTCGGGAGTGCCGCGGGCTCGCTCGATCTCGCGGGCGTAGCTCGTGATGTAGGGCGGGAGGGGGCGGCGTAGCTTGCGCTCACGGGCTGAGATCGCCTTTTCAATCCGTATGTCGGCGGGGATCGAAAGTGTTGCCGGGGGCAGTGGCGAGGCGATTGCCGCCGTTTCGGGGGCGGTGGCCGGGGATGGCGCGGCGGCGGCGCGCGGCTGCGCACCCGTGGCGCGCGTCCTGAGCGCCTTCACCGCAGCCTTGATGTCCTTCCCACGGCGATAGTTTCCAGCCGAATCCTTGCGGACAAGCCCGTCCTTTTCGGCGCGCGCAAGCAAGGTGCCCAGCGTCTTTTCGGAAACCTTCGTGGCCTTCGCCCATCCGGTGCGGGTCGTCTTACCAGCAAGGACAGAAACGAGACGCTTGTAGGCGCTGTCGGACTCGCCCTGCGGGCTGGTGTCCATCTTCGCCAGTCCGGGCATATCTCGCGCAACGCTGTCGATGTAGCCCTTTAGAGCTTCCGCGCCCTGCTGAATGATCTCAGGTGCCGGGTCTAGATTGAGGTTTGCGGCGCGCGCCAACTGCTGCGCCATAGCAGGATCGGCGGCCACCTGTTCTGCAACCTGTGCCACCTGTTCAATCTCAGGGGCGGAACGGGCGACGGCTTGTGCAAGTCTGGATACAGGGGAAATCTCTGCGTCGTCTTCGGCCACGGTTGACCGGGCCGACATCGATTGCGACCATGCCGGGGCGGCTTCCGCTTCGGTTTCAACCTGCGGCTCCGGTGCGCCAACTCGCTCTTGGATCAGAGCCGGAAGTTCCTCGCGCGGACGGCTCAGAACCTCGTCAAGCGTCAGCACCTCATCTTGCAGCGCGGCCTTGACTTCATCGGTCGTTGGCACTTCGCCGGAAACGTAGACCTTGCCATCCCGGCCGACGATTCGCGGTGCGACCTGTCCATCCGGCCCGACCTGAATATCCGGGCCTGGGACTTCCCGGTCATTCTGCAACTGTGCCGGGGTGAACCCGTCGAGGTCTATCGTGCGGGATTTCTTGCCTGCCGGGATAGCCGGGGTGGCTTCTTCTGCCGGTGCCGGGGAGGCATCCGTCATCGTGCCAGTCTTGGCTTTTGCCTCCTGTACGAGCTTGGGCTCTTTCGGAACCTCGGTCGGATCCGGCATGGCCCGATCGCCAGCCACTTCCACCGCGCCAAACCCAAGGCCAGGGATGAAGCCCGACACACCGCTTTCGAGAATCGTGGAATCGATACCCTTCTCAAGATCGGCCGACAGAGCCGCCAGGACGGCCATGTTCGGGCTGTCACCGCCGAGGGCGTGAGCTACGGCCCCGATCTCGATAACCCGCTGTGCGGC